TTAAGCGGCGTGCTCTGCTTCCAGACTTTCCATCCATTTTTTGAGGCTGGATCGACGAGCAGCAACGGTGCCACCGAGCTTAAAGCTAGGCATAATTTTATCGTAGACCAGCCGATAAGCTTGGCGCCTTGTGACGCCTAGATACTTGGCGATAGGCTCGACGCCCATCAGCAAATCAGCTTCGTTATCGTTTTCATGATGCATGTTGACTCCTCACTTTTCTTGATTTTTTTGGAACAAAGATTCCGGGTCGGCGTTATCGCGGCGGTTCCCCACAACTGAGGAAATTGAGATGACGCCGCAGATCGCAATGGCAGCTAACTTCTATTATCTGGACGAACAGCCAAATGGTCTTTGGGCTGTAAAGGAAACCGTCAGTCAGAATCCGGTTTCGCTCAATGGGCAGCTATGCTGCTCGCTTAGGAAGCGCGATGCTGAAGAACTGATTGAGTACCTCAACGGATTGGATGAGGCGCTAGCGGCTTAGCCATGGTCACTCACCGCCTTTCAGGGCTTGGCGACCTGACACGTCGATGGCGAATACCTCGACAGGGTTCGGGCCAAAAAGTGGATGCGTGATCGTCTTGCGAACGAAACCAAGCCACGGACGCTCGATGACAAATTCTGTATCGCCAGTCTTCGGGTAGCCCCACTTCAGGACAATTCCTTCATAGGATTTTCCGACAAGACGTTTCGACCAATAGTCGGTTACCTTTCGGTACTCCTCGACTTTAGTGCCAGCCTTGATCTCGTCGAAGTATTTGCGCTTTAGTGAGAGGTGCAGCTTCATTCGCTCTGCTCCCCTAGTGGGCTGGCTTTGAGAGCCGCATTCCAGCGTGTTGCCAGCGCCTGATACGTGAATGCATCGTTTATTTTCAGCTCATCAAGCATCTGACGTGTCGGCGCCTGTGGAGCGGCGAGGATGGTGGAAATTATCTCAGTTGCGCACTCTTCGGCATCATGACCATAAGCAAAGTCACCATATTTTTCTGCAATCTCAGCCACCTTCTCGATCAGCTCCTTACTCGCCATGGCCGGCCTCCTTTGCGCGCAAGATGGCGATGCGTTCTTTATTAAGGAGATCGTTGTCTACGATGATTTTTTCCTGACTTTCGGTGAAACCATGAGAAACAACTTGTCGGATCATGCCTTCCCTATCAGGCCCGTCCAGCTTGGATAGTCTGTCAATGAGGGTCATGGGCGATCCTCCAAGGCATTTGCATCGCAGGGCGCTGTCGGTTCAGACCATTGTAAAGCAGAGGCTAGAAATTCCTCATTCCTCTTGCTCATACGAAGATTTGCCAAAGCGTATTTTACACCTTCTCTAGCCGCCGCGAGTTGTGTTTCGAGGGCTTGCTGTCCCTGCAAAGCTTGCAACGTGTCTTGAGAATGACTGTCTCGGATTAACTCCAACTCCTTAACCCGCGCAGTCAGCACCGCGTTGTCGGCTCGCAGCGTCACAAGCTCCTGACAAGCCAAGTCCATCATATCATATGCTTCCGGCTGAAATCCGGTAATGCCAGCTCCAATGGTCTTCATCCACTTATCAAGATCGCCTTCAAACCGTAGACGCTCTTGCTCGACCTTCGCCGCAATGATGGCCTCGGCCTGCGAGCGGGTGACGAGTGGATCAGGGTATGGCCCGACTTTCAGGCAATGACCTTCAACTAGGCTATAATCATGGTTCGCCCATCCAGCAGTTGGATGGCGCCAAGCGACAACCTCCAACCCTTCGACCGGCGCGGCGGGGCGGGTGACGACATATCCTTCAAAAAGAAGCTGCTGGTACGCATAGTCACCGATGATTTGCTGTGGGGTGCGTTCATTCACCATGGTTGCTGCCTCCTGTCGGGCGGGTATTGAAAGGAGCGGCGAAGGTTTTTTCGATAAGGCGCTTATTATTCTCTGGCGTGACGTACATGCGCGATCCACAAATGACCGCATTGCTTTCCGTCACGGTCAGTTCTTGACCTTCCTTGCCAGTTATTTTAGTTCCGGCTTCGCACACGAATATATTGTAACCGCTGATACTCATTCCGACGCTCCCGGTGAGGCAGGACGTTCGACGCCCATGTCAGCAAATACACATCCGGATGAAGGGATGACTTCGACACCATCCGCTACAGGCTGAGACGAGAGGGCGCGGAGAGCGTCTGTGTGCGCCGCATATACCTTTTGGATTGTCGCCAATGGTATCTCGCCTTCAAACTTTTCGTCATGCTTTTGCATTAGGGTGACGGCATCGAAAAGAGCCTCCAAAGCCTGCGCACGCGGGGATGGGGACTTCAGCGCGATCATCATTTCGTGACAGCCGTTAATGATAACGCTTCGATCGTCGGCGCTTACGATAGAAGACACCCCGTCACTGTGGCGATTTCCTGCAAGCCTCGATAGCGCTTTCGTGAGCTCTGAGGTTGGCGCCTGTTCACTAACCAACATAACGCACCTCATCACCAACGACGACGGCCCGACCTGTTGCCGCCAGACGGCGAGCAACGGGCAGGGGAACTCCAGCGCTTCCAAGGGATGCCCGGGATATGCGCTGCGGGCCTAGCCGCAACGCGTTGAGGTATGCAGCGTCAATGCTACTGCCCTGTCTGTCTGGTGCACGCGTGTCCATCATGCCGCCCTCCGCTTGAAGGGACGGCGATTGTCGTTGGCCGGGCGCACGCGGCGCATACGGATCTTCTCGCCCGTTTTGCGCGAGACTTCATATGCAATGTCTTTAATCTTTGCGGCAGTCGCCGGGTCGCTCACGCGATACCAACGGGCAATCGAAAGGATTGCTGCTGCTGTGGTGCCCTGAGCAATGAACTCGTCGGCGGTAAGGGTGTGCGTGTGTCTGTTAGACATGAATGAGTGCTCCTCGTGTGGTTTTGGTAAGCGTGACGACCCATGGCGTGAAAACGCGCGGATCGTCGATGATTGGGAAATCCTGGGGCGCTACGCCCCGTCGCTATCTTTCGCGGTAAATCATGTGACGCCGAGCCCCACAGCGCCGATGGTCACAAAGAAACCAATGACAACCGTCATCTCAACGGCTTCACGCGCTGCGTATCGTATCCAAGGCATGGGGCGAGCGTGCTTCTTTGCACGGTGGTCGGGACGGCGCATTGGTTCGTCACTGCCTGCGCGATGCACTTCGGTGTGCAGCTCAGGTTCCATATCGGCGAGCATTTCCAGCAGGGCGCGGTTCATCACGCAGCCTCCGCCAACTGATGGTCTTCAGCAGTGACAGTCTCAACGCTGGCGCCGGCCTCGCGGAGTTCGGCGAGAAACACATCATGGTTGGATGTGGCGATCGCGCCGCTTGTCTGGAAAACTTCGTATGTTTCGCCTGGGCAGAGCTTGGCGAGGCGCGTTGCCTCCGCCAGTGCTTGCTCAAACGACCCGTGTTCATACGGTAGGGTAGTGGCTACGCTGACGCGGCCGGTTAGTTTGCCGCGGCGGAATACAAAGAATCCGCCGCCGATTACTTCGTTCATGCGAGGTGCTGGCGATCTTCTTCTTCTCGGGGTTTTCGCGTTAGTCATTGGGTTATTCCTCGTGTTTGGTTGGTTCAGCAGATCAAGCTGGTGAGGCTGTCTTCGTGCTGTTCTGTCACCTATATATGCTTATCAGTCACCGCATGTCAACATAAACGATGACAAAAACACATCAACGAAATTCACATGGTTAACCAAATATAAAGAATGTTCTTGAAATGTTCTCATTATGATGGAATCATAATTCCAGTGTTAAGGGTGTGAGGTGTCATGTATCCGCTGTTTGTCGTGCAAGGATTTACTGCGTGCAGGTGGGGGGTAATCCCTGACACTCCGATCCAGGTTGATACGGAAGATCATGCGCTGAGGCTGGCTCATCGCTTGGCGTGCGAAAAGCCTGCTGTTCTTGCTTTATATAGATGGAATAATGAGACGCAGATCATCGCAGCTATCGGCCGAGTACCTGATAGCGCGCTTGAGGCTGTAGTTAATGGCTAGTCTTTAACGGGTGTTGTACTTGCCAACGACGCGATGACAGACCGGCCAATCCGCGCGAAATTCCTTGAATTCCTTATGCGGATTGTACTGTTCCAGCATCCATTCTCGGTCATTGAAGCCGACGAGTCGCTTGATGATCGCTTCGTTCTCGTCCATTGCGCTTGTGTGATAAAGAATTACGTCTTCATCGCGAACTGGCGGCAAATTCGGGTTTACGAGTGCAGTTTCGCCGGGGCGGTAGGCGGGAACCATTGATTCCCCAGACAATAGAAGGCCGTAACCACCCTTAACGCCCTGCAGGACTGCAGGCATTTTCATATAACTGATTGGATCAAAGGTGATGATGACGTGACCATCGCCTCCCTTCGCCGCAGCGTAAACAGGCAGGCCTCGTTCCTGGCTTACGAGCTGATCGCCGGGGATTGGTGTTGGTGTGAACGTATCAGAAGTTGGTTTCACTGACGTTGCAGTCATCTCGCCGTTGCCAAAGGCAAGCCAATCCTCATTAAGATCCAGCGCACGAGCCAGGCGGGCAACAAACTCAACGCTGGCCCCACGCTTCCCGCCTTCCAAAAGACTGATCGACGACTTGTCGCGCCCAATAAGGGCGGCAAGGTCAGCCTGGCTCATTCCTTTAAGGTCACGCGCCGAACGAAGGCGCTGCGCGAAATCTTTGTCCATGTTGCGCTTTTCGCATATTGTTGTGAAAATGTAACGTGCGAAAATGTCACCTAGTGTTGACATAGATGCGAATCTGTCATATACAGGTGTCATCAACCGGCGCATAAGACGTTGGATAGTTCGAAGGAGGGCCTACCTCATGATGCCAGAGAACATCCTCCCAAGGATATCGGCACTCAATAGATAGAAGCCGCGCTGAAGCGCAATTGAAACTGAGGAGAGAGCAAATGACCAATTCCGCCGAAAGAAGCGAACCGGCTCTCGTTGAGGCGCCGCCATAGGATCAATAGGGACGCTGCTGACCTGAATAGGGTCAGTGGCGCTTTCGGCATTCCTGAATGTCGAGAGTTTTATAGGACGGCGTTGTGAGCCGGCACCACCCGCTGCTCCGCCGTCCTCGTAATACCCCGGCTTACACGAGGAGGGCTTGCGCCACTTCTACACCGGGGGTTCCTTCGCGAGTACCACCCCGCGCAGGACAACAGATGGCTTCACCAAAGCCATTTGTCAACCAACGCCACACACGAGGAGAGCATGAAAGATTATGAAACCATAGAAGAAGTGCATCGCATGCACGAGGTGGGCGCCAACCCGACAGAGATCGGAAATGCGCTTAGCTTGCCCAGATCGACTGTAGCTTCAATTCTCCGCCGACCGATCCCAAAATCTACAGCCGACCGCATCGTTGTGCGGTGCGTTTCGAACGGTGGATGGTCCACGGCCAATCACTGCGTCAGTTATATCGCTATGCCACGCATCCGTGCGCTGGAAGCCGCGAACGACAATTACGAACAGCCGGGCGCCATCGCAGCCTGAGCCACGTTGGCCAGCATGTGCAGGCCACAGATCAACCTCCTAAAAGGAGGAATATCAATGAAATCCCATACCTTGCGTGAGCCCCACAAGGCTTACCAAACCAAATTCACGCGGACTGGCGAGCGGGACACGACAAACCGCAAGCCTTATCGAACAGCCGCGCAGAAGCTGCATGCCCGAGACAGTGCCGTCCTTAAAGATGGTCGGTATGTTTCGAACGCTCCTGTGTCCTTCAGCAGAACGAAGCGGGGTGCAGCGTGACTTGCGAATGCGGTGACTGCTGGGATCTGCCCGGCTCAATTGTGACCCACAAGCTGACAGGCTGGAAGGGGATCATTATCGGCGATCGAGACGGCTGCATGTTCCTCACAGTGCGGTTCTGGATACCAGGTACTGGCCTTGGGACGATCGAGGTTTCGCGCTTCGAAGTCGAACCACCGGCCAATAATGGCGACGGCGGTGGCGGCTCTGAGATCGGAACAGAAGAAGCCAATGTCATTCCGGTCGATTTCACCAAGGGCGTGAAATTGACAAAATCAACAAAGACGAGGGGAGTAGCTTGATGGGTAATGTGAAAGTTGGAGATAAGGTTAGAAGCCTGGTAACACAGATCGACGTTCGCGCAGGCGGACTTTACGAGGTAAAAACCGTCGATGGTGGTGATGTTTGGGTCATCGATGACGTTGGCGACAACTGGTATTTGGCGTCAGATGAATTTGAAACTCTGCCTGTAGTTGCGAAGGCGCAGACATTCAAGGTCGGTGATCGGGTGCGCGTGATCAAAACCGATATATTTCGAACGGGAACGCGCGTCGGCGACATTGGTTATGTGACAAGTTCGAGCGAAAACCTGGTAAGATTTGATTTACACCACGAAACCGCTGGGGTGATTGACCAACTGGCTATCGACCCTTGGAAGCGAATCCAACTCGCCCCCCTCAAAATCGAAGCAGGCAAATACTACCGCACGCGTGACGGCCGCAAGGTTGGGCCTATGAATGCTGCGGAAAGCGAGGGGTATGCTTTTTCTGGTGCATTGGTTGGCGTCGGTTGGATCAAGATTTTTCAGTCAACAGGCGCACATGGCTCACGCCTGATAGGAAGCGACCCAAATCTCGATCTCATCGCCGAATGGATCGACGAGCCTGTCAAGGCAGCTGAGCCGGTCCAGTTTACGATGCGGAACTTTAAGCTCACGGTCGAGCCCGTTGCAAAACCCGCAATCGTTGCGCTGATTGAAAACGGCCAGCCAAAGCCGTCCGTGGCGCCGTTCGTTCACGCCAATGAAACGTTGGCCGCAAAGGAAGCCACGCGTCTAGCCAATCTCCAAAAAGGCAAGGAGTTCGGCGTGTACGTGCTGACGCAGAAGGCGAGTGAGCCTGCACCATCCTATAAGCACGAATGGCAACGGTTCGCTGCTAGGGGCGAGAAGATTTCAGCGATCAAAGAGCTGCGATCTGTAACTGGTCTCGGATTGAGGGCGGCAAAGGATGCCGTCGAACACTGGATCGCGCACGACGAGCCGTACTCGCGCATCGCCGCCTAACCAGCAAATCCCACCGTTAGACCAACCAGCCCCGCTGCAATCGCGGCGGGGAATGAGGAGGTATTATGCAAAATAGACCGAATGCATTCCAGCGCGTCCTGAGCCGCGAATATGGTGAAGACCGACTGCTAGGAATGCCAGCACGCGATCAGATGCACCATGATCGTCGCATGAATGCGATGGCGCAGATGACTGGCGGCCGTGGGTTTCGCACTCCTGCTAAGGAGGTTCGACGCTTTGCTGACGGCACCACACGTGGCGAGCGTAAGCGCCAGCGTCGATCAGCTGCAAATGCCACTATTCGTGCAGTGCATGAAGCGGCGTGTGGTCGCACAGCTTATGAGGCCAGCCTATGACGGCACCATCAAGCAACAGGCCCTTCAAAGACTACGTCGTCGAAGACGACTGCATATTGTCTAGCGAAACGACGCTGGGCCTCGGTGACCGCTTCGTCCAAGGGTTGTTAGTTGTCGCGGCTTTAGCTCTGGCCATCGGCTTTTACTCATGGGTGTTGTCGTGAACGCCGTCATACCAGCCGGTAATGGCACCGGGAAGATTGCGCGTTCGTTGGCTCTCACGGGGTTTACCCTTGGGCTTTTACTGGTCGTGGCAGGCTTCATTTTCTGGAACGCAGTGCTGCCTTTCTACGGCCTGCTTTATTTGTGGGGTGGCCAATGACCTCCCCACGTTTTCCAACGCTGGCCACATCGGCACCAGTCTGGCTGATCGGCTCGCTCATCCTGCTAGCCATGATGATCGTCATTCAGCTTACCCACTAACCACACACGAGGAGTCACTTATGGCTATCAGCCTATCAAGCCTCAAATCGACGAAGAGAAACGACCCGCCAGTCATGCTTCTGTATGGCGTCGACGGCATCGGCAAGACCAGCCTTGCCGCTGAGTTTCCAGATCCGATCTATCTGGCCACAGAAGGCGAGCGTCCGCCGTCTGATATCGAAATGGCAACGCCAGGCACGATTGAAAGCTTCGACGACTTGCTCAACATTATCGGCGAACTGCTGACAGTTGAGCATGATCGGCGCACCGTCATTATCGACAGTGTAGACGGCCTCGAACCGCTTGTCTGGGGTGCCACCTGTGCCCGCTTAGGGGTAAACAGTATTGAAGAGCCAGGCTTCGGGCGCGGTTACGTCGAGGCTGATAGTGAGTGGCACGAGCTGATGTCTGCAGTCTCAGCGCTCTCGCGTACTGGAATCCACGTCGTGATGCTGGCCCACCCTGAGATTATTCGGTTCGACAGTCCAGTCACCGATCCATACTCACGCTACACGATCAAGTTGCATAAGCGAGCCAATTCTCTCGTCCGGGAAAAGGTCGATATCGTGGCCTTCATGAATTATCGCGTTTCCATCAAGGAAAAGGAAGTCGCTCGCCAAACGAAGGTGGCGCACGCGGAGGGTGGCAAGGAGCGTAATATTCATCTGAACGAAGGTGCGGGCTATGTGGCGAAAAATCGCTTCTCTATGCCGGACTCGATCGTCTATCGAAAAGGTCAGGGCTACGCTGAGTTAGCGAAGTTCTGGGCTGAAGAAAAAGCTGAAGCTGCATAGGCTTGCTGTTCGGTTTGAAAAGCCTGCCAAAAACCAAAGCGGAGGCAATGGCGTTAGGTGTAAGGCACTTCTTCACTGGTCTTCCGTGCTCCCGTGGACACGTTGCGAAAAGGTACGCGAGTACGGGGCAGTGTACTGAATGCCAGTACCTCCATAGACTCAACTGGAAAAGCAACAATCCCGAAAGAGAAGCCGAGAGCAGACTTCAAAGCGTAAGAGCATGGGTGCTACGAAATCCAGAACGGAAGCGAGACTTAGCGCGTAAGTCAAATGCAAAGCCAAGTGTCTCGGCTAACAATGTAGCGAGAGCGAAGCGATGGAGAGACAAAAACCCTGAGCAGGCCAGAAATTCTCGACTCGTTTCCGATCGTAATAGGCGATCAAGAAAGAGGGGTGCTGAAGGGAAGCATAATACGGAAGATATAGCAAATATACTGAAGCGCCAAAAATACAGATGCGCTGAATGTGGAGTTTCGGTCCGAAAGATTGAGCAGCGGCATGTTGATCACATCGTACCCTTGGCATTGGGTGGATCTAACTGGCCATCGAATCTGCAAATACTCTGTCCTGCTTGCAATCTGCATAAAGCGGCGAAAGATCCGCAAGTTTTCGCTCGGCAAAAAGGGCGACTTATTTAACCACACCACCAACACGAGGAACTAACACATGGCGAGACTTGGAACGGCGTTTGACGCCACCCAACACGACACGACGCAGTCGGACTATTCCGAACTGCCGAACGGCACATACAAGATGGAAATCGAGGCGGCCGACGTGGTGCCGACTTCGACCGGCAGCGGCACCATTCTGAAAACAACGCTGAAGGTGCTCGAGCCCGCTGAATATGCTGATCGCAAGCTGTTCAACAACTACAACATTGAGAACAAGAACCCGACCGCTCAGGAAATTGGTCAAAGGCAATTTGCCAGCCTTTGCCGCGCGCTCGAAATGTCTTCGGTAGAAGACACCGACGATCTGCTCTTTAAGTCGTTCACGGTGCGAGTAGCCCTCGGCAAGCCTTCAAAGGACGGCCAGTATCCGGCGCGTGCCGAGATCAAGAAATACTTCTTCCCTGACGAAAACAACGTGCCTGAGCCGAGCATTGACGCTCAACAGCCTGCGGCGGCAGCGCAGCGATCAGCCAATGACAACCGCCCTGCAGCGGCAAACAACAACAAGCCATCGCAGCCTGCAAAAGCTGCGGGAAGCCGTCCTTGGTCTAAGTAAGCACCAAAAAGCTGCCGGTGCTTTCGCGCCGGTAGCCCACCGAACCAACACGAGGAGTTTTTATGGCTTACGAATCCGAGCGCAGACAGATCGATGGTGCGCTTCCGATACGCTTCGACGGTGCGTTTGTTGCTGGTGGCGCAGTCACAAGCGTCTTTACCGGGACTGACATCAATGACGTTGACTTGTATTTCAAATCTCGCCGCGCATTCGAGCGAGCTATTTATGACGCATATGAGGAAGGCCTATGGTGCGTGGCTGCCAGCAAGCGCGCCGTGACCTTCACCGATCAGAGCAACAATATTGCTCAGCTGATGTATTTTGACTTCTTCCCAAGTGCCCAGTCTATTTTTGACGCTTTTGACTTCACCATCTGCATGGGCGCGGTGGATCTGGATGCAGGCGCCAACAGCCCAGATTCCGGATTTACCTTTCATCCTGACTTTCTGAAGCACAACAGCCAGCGCTTTCTGAAATTCAATGCTGGCACTCGCTATCCACTCGCGTCAGCTACACGCGTCCTGAAGTATCAACAGCGTGGCTACACGATAGGCAAAGGCGACATTATGAAAGTTGCCTTGGCCGTTCGGGGTGTGAAAATTGAAACTTGGGAAGATCTGAAGGACCAGATCGGTGGCGCTTACGGTGACAAGGTTGTGCTCGGAAATGAGGACAAACCTTTCACCATTGAGGCGGCCATCGAGGCACTTACTGTTGAGGATGCCGAAAGTGAACCATGGGTGCAACCGGCCAACGATAACATGCCGGGCAATGCAGAAGCGCTGCTTGAACAACTTGCCGATCTCAATGGCATCGAATTTGTTCCGCCTGAGCTTGATGAAGACGGCTGGCCTCTAGCAGCCTAAAACCAACCACGGCGCGGTCACCAGCCGCGCCTACCACCAACGAGGAGAAACCCATGCGGGTAACGCTTGATCGAGCGCAGCTTGCGCACGCCTTGTCGACCGTGACAAAGGCAGTTGAGGCCAGAACGACAATTCCAATCCTTGGCAACGTGCTTTTGTCCGCGGACAAAGGACAGCTGAGCATCACCGGCACCAATCTTGATCTGGAAATCAGCACCAGTTTGCCGGTTATGGATAGTCAGGACGGCACAGTCACGGTTGCGGGCAAGCTGCTTGCGGACATTGCCAAGAAGGCGACAGGCGACGTTAACTTGGAAGCCGACGGCAATCATCTGGTCGTTAAATCTGGCAAGAGCCGCTTTAAGCTGGATACTCTGCCAGCCGCTGACTTTCCGTCCTTCAACCACGGAAGCTTCGACACCAAGATCGAAATCGATCTCGCTGCGCTCGTGCAGGAAGTGCAGTTCGCTGTCAGCACCGAGGAAACCCGTTATTACCTGAACGGCGTATTTCTGGAAGCAAAGGACGGACATATCGTTGCCACGGCGACAGATGGGCATCGTCTCGCGTCGACACGCATTGAGCGGGACGCCGCGTTTGCGCCGGTTATTCTGCCAAACAAGCTGCTATCCTTGCTGCCGACAGGCGTTGTGTCGGTTTCGCTATCGTCAAACAAGGTGATGGTCGAAAGCGGTTCAACCGTTATCGTGTCGAAGCTCGTCGACGGCACATATCCGGATTACGAGCGCGTTATTCCCAAGCCATCAGAGTGTGTCGCTACGCTGTCGGCAAAAGCACTGCGCGAAGCTGTCGGCCGAACGTCAGTTATCGCCAGTGAACGCGGTAAAGCCGTTCGGTTCTCATTTGCGTCTGATGCTCTCACGCTGAACGTCGCTAATCCAGATCGCGGCGATGCAACTGAGGAAATGGATGTCAACTTCAGCAGCGAGCCGCTGACGATCGGTTTCAATGGTCAGTATGTCACCGACCTTATGGCGGCGTTTGGTGCGGATGAAATCACGATGTCGATGGCCGACTCCGGTTCGCCTGCGCTGATCACGTCGGCCGGTCGGCCGGGATACAGGTGCGTAATTATGCCGATGCGCGTGTAGTACAATGGCACCTCTCCCGAGACCTCAATCAACAACCGTCGGCGCGATCTATGCTGCTTACGAGGCCCAGGCGAGATCCTGGGACTCGTGGGGCATCAGCGTGGGGGAGGCTGGCACGGAATGCGACAGGGCGCTTTGGTATGGCTTCAGATGGGCATCAGCTCACGAGGTTCATAGCGGCCGCCAGCTGCGCTTGTTTGAAACTGGCAACATCGAGGAAGATCGGCTCGTTGCTGATCTCGAGCGCATCGGCGTCGACGTTTACGGGCAGCAAGACAAGATACGGCTTGTGTCGGGGTTCGTACGCGGCAAGTGCGACGGGAAGGCAATGAATGTGCCGGAGGCGTCTAAGACCGAACACCTGCTAGAGTTTAAATCAAGCAATGCCAAAGGCTTTGCGCTGATTGTTAAGGACGGCTGTCAGAAAGCAAAGCCGTTGCATTATGCGCAATGTCAGCTTGGAATGCATGCCTTCGGTTTGAGCCGCTGCCTTTATCTCGTCTCATGCAAGGACAGCGACAGTCTCTATTCCGAGCGCATTGAATACGATCTGGAATTCTGCTTACGGCTCGTTGCGCGCTGCGAACGCATTGTGTTTTCGGATATGCCGCCGAGCAGAATTAGCGAGAACCCCGAGTTCTTTGGATGCATGTTCTGCAAGCACAAAGCGGTCTGTCACCACAATGCACAGCCGCGTGTGAACTGTCGAACTTGCCTTCATGCTCAGCCTGAAAGCGGCGGTGATTGCCATATCTCATGCGCACGATGGGCAAAGCCTCTGTCTATCGACGAACAGCGCGACGGTTGCCCAGCGCATTTGTATTTGCCGGGCCTTGTGAATGGTGAACAGATCGACGTCGACGAGGACGCCGAGACGATCACTTACAGGATGAAGTCGGGAGAGGTTTGGGTTGATGGAGAGGGAAGGAAGGTGGCGTGAGTAAAATTGGTAAGGCCACCGATCACACGGGAAAGCGATTCGGTAAACTGGTCGCTATCGAATTCATCGGTAGCAAGCCACCAAAAGGGAAGGCAGTCTGGAGATGCTTGTGCGATTGCGGTGCTGAGCGCGTTGCTGTGGCTGAGAACCTGTTGCGAGGCAAGACAAAGTCGTGCGGCTGCGACATGCGCGATAACCGCATCAAGCAGGTTACCAAACACGGACATTCAAACTCAGACGCAGGAGACCGGCCTTCTCCGACATATCGTGGTTGGCATGCAATGCGCCAGCGTTGTGAGAATGTGAACAGCACCGCGTACATGGACTATGGCGGAAGAGGCATCACAGTTTGCGAACGCTGGAAGGATTTCAGAAATTTCCTAGAAGATATGGGAGAGCGACCGGCAGGAATGACGCTCGATCGCATTGACGTGAATGGTCACTATGAGCCGGGAAATTGTCGATGGGCAACTCAAAAAGAACAGGCCATCAACAAAAGGCCTCGTGTAAAGCACAGTGATATCATTAGCTTATTAGCAATCGCTCGAGTGGTTGTTGCGGCGAATGACAACGAACGGCCGGCAGCAATTGACGATTTGCGAAAAGAAATCACAAAGATCGACGAAAGAGCAGCATAATGGCACTTCGATACTATCAGCGCGAAGCTGTTGACGCCGTTTTCGACTACTGGAAGGAAGAAGCGGGCCATCCTTTGGTTGATATGGCCACAGGCACTGGTAAGTCGATGACGCTAGCCACGTTATTCCAGGAGTTAATCACCGGATGGCCAGACATGCGTCTCTGTTGTGTTACTCATGTCGTGGAATTAGTCGAAGGCAATTTCAAAGAACTGCTCGGTATTGCTCCATTTGCACCGGCTGGCCTTTATGCATCTGCGTTGGGGCAAAGAAGTGCCCGGGCACAAATCCTGTTCGCTCAGCTCCAGACGGTTTACGACAAGGCCAACCAGATTGGTCACGTCGACGTTCTCGGCATAGACGAAGTGCATCTGGTGCCGAACGACGCCAACACGATGTATCGACAGTTCATTGACGCTCTACTGGCGATCAATCCTGAAATGAAAATCGTCGGCCTCTCTGCAACTCCGTATCGCCTAGATAGCGGACGATTGGATGAAGGCGAGGACCGACTTTTCGACAAAACTGTTTACACTTACGGCATCCGCGAGGGCATTGACGATGGATATTTAACTCCCATCACGTCGAAGCCGACAGAAACCAAACAAGACACGTCTCATGTGCCGATGCGGGGTAATGACCTTGCAAAGGGTGCGCTACAGAAAGCCGTGGATCGTGACGATCTCAACCGTCGCATTATTGAAGAGGTTTTCGACACTGAAGGACATCGCCGCACGAGCCTTTTCTTTTGTGCCGGTGTTGAGCACGCCACCAATGTCAGGGATATCATTAGGCAGGCGGGACGGACATGCGAAGTGTTACATGGCAAGACGCCACGCGGAGAGCGTCGAGATATCATTAACGCTCTGAAGAACGGTGAAATCTGGGGAGTCAGCAACGACAACGTTATGTCGACTGGGACGAACGTGCCGCGAATTGACTTGATCGTGGATATGGCTCGCACGAAATCTGCCAGTCGTTACGTTCAGCGAGTGGGACGAGGTACGCGCATTATATATCCGCCTCGATTTGATCCAGAAGCGGCGACAGCAGATGAGCGTAAAGCAGCGATTGCGGGCTATCTGAAGCTAAACTGCAGATATATGGACTTCGCTGGCAACATTTCCGAGCACGGACCAGTCGATATGATTGAGCCGCACAAACCAACCAAGGGCGATGGAACCGCACCGATAAAAATCTGTCCTGGCTGCGAGGAACAGCTACATGCATCGCTGCGCCTATGTTGGTGTTGTGGTCATGAATTTGAGATCGATGATACACCCAAGCTTCAAGAGCGAGCAACGGATGCACCTATCATCAGCACCGCCGAAGCAGAATGGCGCAAGGTGACCGGCCGGACGTTTCACTTTCACGAAGGAAAGGGCGACAAGCCGCCGTCCGTCAAGTGCAGCTACATCGCGGGATATACGCAGATCAATGAATGGCTATGCCCGCAGCATACAGGTTTTGCACAGACGAAGGCGCATCGGTGGTGGACGCAGCACGGAGGTCAGCGTCCGTTTCCCAAGACGGTCATGGAATGGCTTGAACGTCAGCGCGAACTGCTCACCACCGACGAAATTAGCGTCGTGCCGAACGGCAAATACTGGAATGTAAAGGACGTGCGGGCTGGTGTGGCGGCAGATAACGACAACTCACCGGAGGCTGCGAACGACAATGTTTCGGTAGGTCTTTCGGAGATGCTGGACGACGAGATTCCGTTCTGAAGCAAGCCCCAAAAACAAGAACGCCCGTTGCACTGGGAGGAGGAGTGTGCAACGGGCTGATCTGGAAAGCGCGGCTATTGGGAGGAGGAGTGCCACGCTTCGAGTTCAGCCTCTGGGAGGAGGAGTGAGACTGAACAACCTGAAGATAGATAGCTGGTATGATGTTTACAATGGGCGATGATGCACATCAGTTATGCAGCATATGCATGGCCCTAAAAATGGAAAACCGCCCGGCAGCGCCGAAGCGCGCGCAGGCGGTCTTATCCTCCCAGACGAGGACCGTTTAGCAGTATTAGTTTAGTAAAGCAATAAGTACCGTTGAATACATATTCCCACAAATTCAGTGGGATTTGATTTATTCTTATGAGTACATGAATGGCCCGACGTTCTTCTTCAGAAAAGACCCGTATCGCGCTGGGGCGGGGGGCTTGGGTCGCGCGATACGGGTGCCGTCCTGCGAACAGGATGCCGACATTAAATAGGTACGAGCGCTGAATTCGGAAATGACAGTTTGTTGCAGTTGCAAATTGTTAGTGCAGCAACCAAAAAAAGTCGCCCTGCAGCGAGAGCTGTCAGAGCGACTGCGTACGACGCCCCCACCCGGAAGCCGATACGCAATTCAAACGTAACATCAAAGGCATGCAAGTAAAAGTTACATTTACTTTAGATTCCTGTTGCGTCGACTGACGACCCCACCACAATGAGCATTACCCGGCCTTACCAGCCAACCACACGAGGAGCACAAATGAAAAATCCCGACGCAGACACCTACGATCCGTACAATCCCAGAACCACGGCGCGGGCAGGACACAACAACCCTCCTACCTCTGCATACGAGACGATCAAGCAGGAAATCGAAGACCTGTTCGACGAGGCGAAGAACTTCGCAGACGGCGAAGAGATCGACAATCAATCACTCGCTGATGCCGTGACTGAACTGCACGACAAGTTGCATGAGGCTGGCAAGCGCGCCGATGAAGTTCGCAAGGACGAAGCCAAGCCGCACGATGACGCCAAGGCTGAAATCCAGACGCGTTACAATAAGCTGATCGGCAACACCAAGACGTCAGGCAAGGGCAAGGTCGTGCTCGGCAAGGAAGTGTTGCAGGGTCTCCTGACTCCATGGCGCAATAAGGTTGCCGCCGAAAAGGAAGCCGCTGCCAAGGCAGCGCGTGAAGAAGCCGACCGCGTAATCCGCGAGGCGCAGGAGGCAATTCAGGCGAGCGCCGGCAATCTAGAAGCGCGCGAGCATGCAGAGGAACTGGTCAAGGAAGCCAAACAGGCTGACCGTTGGGCGAAGCGCGAAGACAAGGCAGCAACAACTGGCACTGGTCTGCGCTCGGTATGGCATTGCGATCTTGTTGACGAGGGTGTGGCTCTTGATTGGGCATACGGGCGTGCACCAGAGCGTTTCAAAGCTGTTGTACAGGCAATGGCCGAGGAAACCGTACGAGCCGGGATGCGTCAGGTGCCGGGTTTCAATGTGCGTGAGGAAAGGGTGGCTAGGTGATGGGTGAAGTTCGCCAAGCTGATCTTACGCTTCACCTCACTGTGGAATTATAGCATTCTGGCTGCCGTTTAGAAGAGTTGGTTGCAAAATATTGGGGGCTACGCATGTCGAAGATGGGTCAAACGATTGCCGATGTTGATGCCCTAGTGCAATCCAATAAGGAATTTGCCGTGAAGTTTATGTCTCCGGAAAGACCGATCTGGACGACAACACTTTTCCTGTTAGCGTCGCTGCAAAGAATCGAAGCGAATGCTGCTGGATTCAAAGCAATGGTCGAAAGTAGAAATTATACGATCATGTCAGCCATTTTGAGAATGCAGTTAGATACTGCTATGCGAGTAAACGGCCTTCTGTTGATGTCAAACCACGAAGACGGAATACGTCGAATTCTAGGTGGCGAAAAATATAACAAGTTGCGGTGCCGTTATGGAAATAAGCTGATGGATGGTTACCTAATAGAAAAACTTTCAGAGAAACACCCGTGGGTAAAGATAGTATATGAACGAACGTCAGGTATGGTTCACCTATCAGGAACGCATATTCACCACGCGTTAGACTATGAGGGATCTGCCGAAGAGAACGGAACCCTGAAAGTAGATCTTATTATTGGTGCTATTAATCCAACTATCCCAAACGAATTGCATGAAGAGGTGGCGGAGGCATTTCGCCACGCAACGGCAATCGCTTCAGCACTAGTTATCACGTTACTCGATCATCACCCCTTGCGCGCTAAGTAATCATTTTCCCGCTCCCCTTGAGCAAAATGCGCTTAGTCAGCCACCTCCACCCGCCAGCCACCAACTGGCGGGTTACCACACACGAGGAGAGAATGAATGCATGCACCGCTACCCAGCGGGCCTTTCGGCTGCGTCCTTGCGGACCCGCCATGGTCTTTCAGAACGTACGGAAAAAAAGACGTTGCACCGGCACGAGGCCGTCAGCCTTACGGCGTAATGTCACTTGACGATATCAAAGCGCTGCCTGTCGAACAGGTATGCGCTCGCGACTGTTTGTTGTTCATGTGGACGGTTTCGCACCTGCAGGCTGCTGCAATCGAGGTGGCTGCCGCATGGGGATTTAAACCTGTCAGCGTTGCTTTTGTCTGGGACAAAGGCCGCATGGGCATGGGTTACTGGACACGGCAGGAAGTCGAAATCTGTCACTTGTTTAAACGTGGCAAGCCTCGCCGTCTATCGAAAGGCGTGCGCTCCCTGATCAAGGCCCCGCGCCGCGAGCATTCCCGCAAGCCAGACGAACAGTACGGACGCATCGAGAAGCTGGTCGATGGTCCTTATCTCGAGTTATTCGCCCGTCAAGCGTGGCCAGGCTGGTCTTCATGGGGCAACGAGTCTGAGAAGTATGTGGCGGCCAATGATAACCAAGATTTGCTGGGGAGGGTGGCAGCATGAGCCATCCAGATCAATGCCACGTCTGCTTCCGTCACGCTGCAGGTCTCGGCTTGCAGGAACACAAAGAACCGATCCGCTGGCTATGCAAGGAATGCGCAGATATTGCCGAGCATATCCGATCCCGCCGCAGGCTGGACCCTTACGAACTGCGCGCTCTTGATACCGGTGTTGAGGCAGTTGGGGCGTTTTTGCAGTCCATACAGAAAACCGACCTTGCTGAGTGCGACGAGCTGGAAGCACGCATGCTGGTCAAGGCCGCATGGGAAGGCTGCGGGCGAGGGATGCGGGAAGCTCTTAAAGAAGCTCCATTTTAGGAAAGGCGCCGTTTTGACCGCCTACTACAACGAATTCGATCCGAAAGCTGCGGCTTGGCTGCGGGAGCTGATCAAAGCAGGACACATAGCACCGGGAGATGTTGATGAGCGTTCAATTGTCGATATTCGACCTGCCGACCTCGTCGGATACACACAATGCCACTTCTTTGCCGGCGTCGGCGTCTGGTCCTACGCATTGCGTCGAGCTGGATGGTCCGACGAACGTCCTGTCTGGACAGGTTCTTGTCCCTGCCAACCTTTCAGCGCGGCAGGCAAAGGAGATGGGTTTGATGACGAGCGGCACCTATGGCCGCACTTCCACTGGCTTATTCAAAACTGCCGACCTGCAGTCGTCTTTGGCGAGCAGGTTGCGAGCAAGGACGGACTTGGCTGGCTCGACCTTGTACAAGCTGACCTGGAAGGATCGGGCTACGCCAGCGGGGCGGTCGATACCTGCGCTGCGGGCTTCGGTGCGCCGCACATCAGACAGCGCCTCTATTGGGTGGCCCACACCGACAACTCGGGATCACAAAGACGGCGCGGAGTGTCAGAACGTTCCGCTGAACGCATTGTTGGGGCGAGTGGCGTGGCTGGCGAGCTGGCCGACGCCGAGATGTGGGGGCAATCCGGAGGGGTACGGGAACGCCGATCGTCAGAATGGACCGAGAGGAAGGTTGGAGGACACCGTGCCACTGGCAGGTTGGCCGACAACGACAACGACGGACGCATTGCGCCACCCATCACCGAACTTCAAAACAAAGAACGTCATACTGAACCACGCGGCAGCAATGACGGGTCCAGCCCGACTAACGGTCTTTGGTCAGATGCTGACTGGCTCTTTTGCCGGGATGGAAAGTGGCGGCCAGTTGAACCCGGCACATTCCCGTTGGCTCATGGGTCTGCCGCCCGAGTGGGACGATTGCGCGGTTATGGCAATGCAATCGTTGCGCCCGCCGCGCAAGCCTTCATCGAAGCGTATCTCGAAACCGAACTAGTGGCAGCCAACGACAATCACTGCAGCAATACGCTGTGGCCCTCCGCATAGAGATGGTTGAGTAGGCCAGCGGTATAGTTGGCCTGCCACTGCTCAAACCCGGTTTGAACGTTACCGCCGAGCTCGGCAACTTGTTCCGTCACTTTATCAATAACGGCCCAGGTTCCGTCTGGCATTTCTCGAATGCTATATCTGGCTGCGTTCATTGGTTTTCTCCAAGGAAACAAACATGCATACTAACATCACGTCCGTTGTCGAAGAAGACCCAATGCTCGACGTCGCGCTGTCGTATCAGGCGCAAAACTGGCCAGTATTTCCGTGTCGCCACTGCGACGAGGAAATCATCGACCCTCAAACAGGCGAAATCGAAATCCTCGCCACCAAGACCCCGCTCACCAGCAACGGGTTCCGTGGCGCGACGATCAATGAGCGGATCGTACGCGAATACTGGCGCCGCAACCCTTTCGCTATGATCGGCGTGCCGACAGGTGCGCCTATTGGTGCATGGGTGCTCGATATAGATCCGAAACACGGCGGCGACGAAACGCTTGCAGCGCTGGAGGCCGCACACGGTTCGCTTCCTGCAACCCTGACAGCAGAAACGACAAGCGGCGGACGTCACTACTTCTTTCGCCATCGTCAGGGCGTTCGCAACCGCGGCGCGCTTGGCTCCGGGGTCGATGTTCGTGGTGACGGGGGGTATGTCATCGCGGCCGGGAGCGTGCCGGAGGTTGGCCTGCCTTATCGCTGGGTATCGGAGCAAGAGCCGGTCGACGCGCCAGACTGGTTGCTGGATCTCGTGCTGCCGCGCTCATATGAGAGCGCATACACTGCAGCGCCGTCTGTCAGCGGCAAGATCAACGACCGTTATGTCGAGCGTGCAGTTCAATCCGAGCTGGACGATCTTGCGCTTGAACCGATGGGCAATCGCAACAACCGGCTGAACGACGCCGCGTTCCGTTTGGGCACTTTCGTCGGGGCTGGCGCTCTGGCTGAATCCGAAGCGCGCGCCCTGCTGCAAGACGTGGCACGAGGCTGGGGTCGTGATTGGCCGCGCTGCGTTAAGACGATCGACAACGGCCTGGTAGCCGGTGCTCGCAGCCCGCGCAGTGTGCCACAGAACGACAACGACAACACTCGTCTGGTCGATATCAGCCGGATGATTGCCAATGGACTGGCCAAAGCTGAGGCGCGCACCGACGTTGTTGCAGAGCAAGTTTTAGACTTCGATGATAATATTAGCACTAGCGAACAAACCACTGAAAATAAACGCGCAATCATCGCTACACCGTTCGTCTGGAAAGACCCGTCGACGCTTCCACGGCGCGAGTTTGCGTTCGGTAAACACTTCATTCGCAAGTATGTTTCAGTGACAGTCGCGCCGGGTGGTCTTGGGAAAACTGCGAACAGCATCGTCGAGGCGCTGGCTATGGCTTCGGGTAAAGCGCTCAATGGCACGAAGCCTCCGAAGCGTCTGAAGGTCTGGTTGTTCAATGCCGAAGATCCTCGCGACGAGCTCGAGCGACGCATCATGGCCGCTTGTATTCATTTTAATCTGAAACCAACTGATATCGATGGCCATCTGTTTCTGGACACCGGCCGAGAACAGGAATTGGTCATTGCGATCGATGACAAGAAAGGCGTGCGCATTCAGGAGCCGGTCGTTGAGGCTGTCGTCGAAACGATCTCAGAGCTCGGCATTGACGTGATGATTGTTGACCCTTTCGTGTCGACGCACCAGGTCAATGAAAACGACAACGGCGCAATCGACAAGGTGGCCAAGCTTTGGGCACAGGTCGCTGACCGGACGAACTGCTCAATCGATATCGTGCATCATCTGCGTAAGGTGAGCGATCGTGAAGCGACTGTCGAAGACGCTCGTGGCGCTGTTTCCCTGATTGGTGCGGCGCGCTCAGTGCGCGTGCTTAACCGCATGTCGGAAGCGCAGGCTAGTGAGGCCGGCCTTACACACGAAGCGCGGTTTTCATATTTCAGCGTGGTCTATGGCAAATCGAACTTGTCGGCACTGTCGCACAAGGCTGACTGGCGGAAGCTGGAGAGTGTCGCGCTCGGGAATGGGCAGGGCCTGACCAAGCCTCAAGACCATGCACCGGTCGTGACGTCTTGGGCTTGGCCTACGAGCGAGGAAGTTGCTGAAACACTGACCGAAGACGAACGCGACGCAATCCGGGGCGTTGTGAACGGTGGCATGTATAAGCCGGCACCACAGGCCAAGGATTGGGTAGGGCGCGCCGTTGCATACGCGTTGCAGCTAGACGTAGACGACGAGACAGACAAGAAGCGTGTCGGGATGATAACTAAGGCGCTGTTCGCCGAGGGCTTCTTAATGAAGGTGGAAGACCGGGATCCTGTTCAACGCAGGGCGACGACGTTTGTGCGAGCGATGTGAAAAGAGCGCCCTACGGGGCGCTTTTTTTGTGTGTTTGATGACGCTATTGCGACGTCTGTCTTCTAATCGCTTCTTGAATCATATCTCATTGCTCCATGACCCGTTCTATGTTCAAAACGCAAAGAAGCAAGAAACTGAACCATAAACGATTAGTCGAGATGCTTTCTAGAGCGTCCGATATCGATTTCTTGCAGATGATTTGGGTTGTTCACTCAGGGGATGACCCAATTGAAACAGTGCTTAATGCTCGTTGGTTTAGAAAAAAACCAGATGATGCGGTCAAATTTCTAACAAATATCAAGTATTTCTTTCTTGAGTGGGAAACGGAAACACTCACTAACCTCCTTTTATCCACCAAGAAGAACTATCTGCCGGACGGGACAAGTCAGCGGCGTTTAGATTGTAACAACCTCCACACAGTTGTAAGCGCATACAACTTTTTGCGAACCTTAGAAAATGACTATGATGGTCTCGCACTACGTAACCAAAATGTACTTAGTCACATGCACCGGCTCGGCGGCAGGCAGTTTCCATGGCAACGAGGGGTAATGAATCGACGATCATTTTTCAAATCAGCTTATATTTTCGGCAGCGAGCTAGGCCGAAGAAAATTTGAGAATGCTTATGGTTTTTCGATGGACGAATTCTGCATCGTAGGTTTTGCGTTGTATACGCAATTCAAGAGATTCTCGGGAATAAAAAGAGATATTGATCTTGCTCAGCTGGGTATTTCGAAAGGTGTGTCAGATAAGGCGATTACTCTGCTTGCTGGCCCCATAGAATTAATGCGTCAAGAAGCTAAGACAATTGGAAAAGGTTACAAACATATTGCTTATCGTCCGAGTGTTTTAAGAAAAAAACCAATAATTCAAGTTGGGAGAATGATGTACTGCCCTCTTCCTGAACTGATAATTCACAGAATAACGGAATGGATATACTACGATATTTGTACGTCGGAATCCGGGTCGTTCGATGGATATGTTAATCAGTCGATAGGAAAGAGATTTGAGGATTATTCTAAAGAGGTAATTCGCGCCTTTTTACCTGATATAATGGTTTTTGATGAATTCCAGTACAAAAGTTTTCATAGCCCCGACATCTTGATCGGCAAAGGAAAAAAAATCGATATCGTTATCGAGTGTAAGGCAACCAAACAGCCGTTGCCGGTCAAAATCGGAACAGACGAAGATGCCTCTACATCTCGTGGTCTAGATGAAATGGCTAGAGGCGTTTTCCAGATCTGGCGTTTCTTTTCCCATGTCAGACGAGAAAAAGGCAGCAATCTTCCGGACGTTAGTCAAGATGCATTTGGCGTTCTGCTAACCTTAGATACGTGGTTAGAATCGTCCCTCGGACAGTGCGCAGAGGTGATGAAGAGGGCAAATGATCTGGCTGATATGGATGGCGCTGTTTCTTCTGAAGATAGGCGGGCCGTAGTATTCTGTCATGTCGATGATCTTGAACACCTACTTATTGATACCGACGAAGACGGATTCTTCGACACCCTTCGCTACGCTTCTAAGCCTGAGAGGCTCGGGTGGTCTTTAATCGGCCTTATGAGAGAACTCGGCCTCACTCCCATTAAAGACAGAGCAGACCCTCTCCATGATCGAATAAATTCAGTTGTCACATGGATGAGCAAGCTTGACGACTTAAAGATTGAGCAGAAAACACAACCCGATGTCACAATCAAAATACAACCATAGGTAACGCGTAAGTCATACTGCGTAAGTCTCAAAAAACCTAAAAAGACTTGCGCAAAAGCACGCTGCTTTTAGTGCGTAAGAGTTCTTATATAGAAACTTACGCACAAAGCGCGCAGCGCGTAGTTCTATGCGTTTGAGAACTACGCACTTTTCAGAAAATTTCCCAATTGAAAAATACAACCTGATTTGAGGCTGGTTGAAATTATACCGGTCGACACTTGACCGACCTGTCACTCCCACCATGATGTGAATTGTCCCGATACCAACGGGACAACGCTAACGGAAGCCCACCAAGCTGAAGCACCATGAACACGAGGAGAGACCATGACCCGAAGACGTGCGCTGAAAGGCGCGTCATCCAGCAAGCTCGCATCTACAGCTGGCACCAAGCCAGCGAAACCAAAAGCCACAACGCAGACCGTCCGCATCAATGGCATCCGTACAATCATCACGACACGCGACGGCAAGGTGACGACAAAAGCAGCCCTGCCTTTGGAATGGGAACTGCAAGCCGCACAAGTTCGCAGCCTGCGTAAAATGCCAGAATACGTTCACACAGCGCGAGACGTGCGACCGGGGACATTCACACTGGCTGGAGATCAGAACGCAGCCAAGCGCGGCCCCAAGGCAAGAGCCGAGGCATTAGCTGCAGGACTGACGCCGGGAGAAGCAGACGTCCGGATTTATCTCTACGGTGGTGTGCTGCGGCAGATTGAAAACAAGGTCGGCAAGGCCAAGCTCGAACCAAGCCAGATAACCCGCCATCCGTTGCTTGATGCTCTTGGCTTTCCCGTGGTGGTCGTCAGGGCAGTGACCGAAGACGACGCAGCGGAGCAGGCAGTGAGGCTGGTTGAAGGCTGGCTGCTGGAAACTTCGAACGATAACCTACCAAAACCACGCGAGGAGAACATCCATGACGCAGCTTAATCTGAAGCCATGCATCGCAACGAGCGCCATTCATGGAACGCACATGCCTGAACGTTCACCAGAGCAAAGGCATGCAGCCAGAGAGCGTATGCGGCTTGAACGTGCCCGTGAAGTAAAGGCTTTGGCAAAGTTGCGCCGCCGTATCAATAAGCGGCAAGGTATTGGTAGCGATTGGGATGGTCGTGCTGCAAACGACAATATCGCCTGGCCGCTTGCTACAGCTCTGATCAAGGAGGGCAACACCGATCTGTTGAAGTACGCGATGTTCTACCGCCGTATTCACACCTCAGCGAAGAGCAATGCCCTTCTGGGTGGTTCGACTGTGACACTGGGTGAAGGAATGGCTCTGGATCGCCATATCCATGTTCGGCCGAATGGAAGCATCGCGTACAAGCATGTCAGGCAATCCACCGCAGCCAGCATTGATATCCCGTCTCGCAAGAAAAGCATCACCGATTCAGAGGCCCAGTTATCCTCTGATAAATCGGAAAGCGGATACACCAACGTGCCGAAGCCATGGAAGGGCGATTCACCGGTCAACGAGATGATCGACGCGAAACGCAAGTTGGCAAGCCTTCAAAGGTCTCTTGGATATCTTTGTGAGCCATTTGAAATGGCATGCATCGACGCAAAGACCTTGGCGGAGGTCGGAGAGACAGTAGGCATTTCGAACCGGACAGGAGCACAAGGTGCGGGCAGGGCGCTGGTTCATACTGCGCTTGTGACTTTGCGAGCCATCATCGGGGAACTGAACCGCGGAGACCTTGCGGCCTGATGCATGCACTGATCAGCCAGAACGTTGGTAATAGTGGGAAGGCAATCTTCCAATTCATTCCACGTTCTGTGCGCACAGGCTGTTGCCAGCGACAGACGCTCGGTCAGTGATGAACCGGGCGTAACTACCTGACGACGGTATCCAGTCGTCAATCTGAAAAGCAAGCGCAATCCACTGCAGTCATCGGCTCGCAGACATAGGCAGTGCACGCCTGCATTGCACTTGCCAATCTATTCAGATCCCCGGCGCCGTTTCTCCTCCGGCAGACGGGATACGGCGGGTTGAGCTTATTTAGATGGGCTCCCCGCCGATCAATTTTCATCTGGGTGTAGCTCAGTTGGTAGAGCGCTCGGCTTGGGTCCGAGAGGCCGCAGGTTCAAGCCCTGCCACCTTGACCAGTTTCATCAAGAAGAATTATGCGGAGTGGAGAAGTGGTCATCTCGCTTGGCTCATAACCAAGAGATCGTCGGTTCGAATCCGACCTGCCGCAACCAAACAAAGCCAGCAAAGAGAAGCGGATATGTGCAAGCTTATGGGTAAGATCGTCATTCTCGTTTGCTTTGTTATCGTTGCGGTCCTTATCGCAGCGGGCGTTAAGCTGTAGATGACACAACGCACATGGCTTCGCCTCTATAAGACGGCCCGATGGCAGCGAATGCGCGAGCGACAACTGACTGAGCAACCGCTCTGCATGTTCTGCTTGCAGGTTGGCGACGTCGAACCGGCGACTGTGTGTGATCATGTCATCGCTCATAAGGGCGACGAGTTCCTTTTCTGGGATGCGGGCAACCTCCAGTCACTATGCAAGACATGCCATGACAGAACCAAACAGCGTTTGGAGCGAGGTCAGGACATCGTGACCTTCGGGGCCGACGGGTGGCCGGTTTGACCCCCGGGGGCATCAAAAAGTCGACGAAGGTCCAAAGCGCCGGAACGGCGAGGGTCCACAGCGCACGCATCCACAATTCAAAATATGACCCCTGTGAAGGATTTATGCCATGGCGAGGCCAAGAACGCCTCGCGCCAAGGCGGCAGTCGAGGCAAGCGACAAGAAAAACCCGCAGCGCTTCAAAAACAGAACCGACGCTAAGGCAGATGGCCCGCTCGGCAATCCTCCCGCTTGGTTGAAGGATACGCCGGAGCTCAAAGCCAAAGCTGCATGGAAGCTGTTTGAAAAAGAGCTGCCGTGGCTGAACCAGTCACACCGCACGCTGGTTGGGATGGCTGCTAATATTCAGGGCCGCATCATGGCTGGGCAAGAAGTTGGCGTGCAGGCGATGAACTTGCTGCGTCAGATGCTTGGCCAGATGGGCGCAACGCCTGCGGACGCATCGAAAGTTGCGACTGGCGACGACGGCGACGAGAAGGATGATCTGCTTGACTGATATGCCTGCGCTGGAGCGTGTGAGCGCTTACGCGCAAGCTGTCCTTGACGGCACTGAGATTGCAGGCCCGCACGTTCGGAACGCTTGCCAGCGTCATTTCGACGATCTGGCGACATGCCATGAGCGCGGGCTGTGGTTTGACGACGAGGAGGCGGATCGCGTGTTTCGCTTCTTCGAAGAACGCTTGAAGCTTTCAGAAGGCCAGTTTGAAGGCAAGCCCTTTAAACTTCACGCATCGCAAGCCTTCAAGCTCGGTTCATTGTTCGGTTGGAAGCGTGAGGACGGTTCCCGCCGTTTTCGCCGTGCGTACATCGAAGAAGGCAAGGGCAACGGCAAGTCTCCATTCGCTGGCGGTGTCGGCCTATTCGGATTGATCGCCGACAAGGAAGCTGGCGCGCAAATATATGCCGCCGCTGCCAAGAAAGAACAGGCCGGCATTCTGTTTCAGGACGCTGTGAAAATGGCGCGAGCTGCACCTGCTTTGATGCAGCGCGTGAAGTTCAGCGGCGGTATTGGTCGCGAGTTCAATATCGCGCACCACAAATCGCAGTCGTTCTTCCGTCCGATCTCGAAGGATTCAGGCAAGTCGGGTTCTGGCCCGCGTCCGCACTTCGCGCTTTGCGATGAGGTGCATGAGCATCCAGACCGATCGACGATGGAAATGCTTGAGCGTGGCTTCAAGTTTCGTCGCCAGCCGCTGCTTTTGATGATTACGAACTCTGGCAGTGACAAGAATAGCATTTGCTGGGAAGAGCACGAGCACGCAGTTCGGGTTGCAGCCGGTACGCAGACGCCGGACGAAGTTTTTAACTACGTCGGTGAAGTCATCGATGACACAACGTTTGCATGGGTTTGTGCGCTCGATAAGGGCGATGATCCTCTGAACGATCCGACTTGCTGGAAAAAAGCTAATCCACTTCTCGGCGTGATTCTGACGCACGAATATCTTGCAGGAGTTGTTGCTCAGGCTAAACAGCTGCCGGGCAAGCTGAACGGAATTCTTCGCCTGCACTTTTGCTGCTGGACAGATGCCGATAAGGCCTGGATGCCGCGCGAGACTGTCGAAAGTGTAATGGACGACTTCGACCCCGAAGATGATCACGCTGACAAGCCGGTTTTCATGGGCGTCGACCTTTCGGGCAGCAAGGATATGACGGTTCTTGCCTGCGTGGTTCCTACGGGTTTCATGGAAATGGAACGCGAAGACGGAGCTACCGTGAGTCTGCCAACCTTTGATGCGTGGGTTGAGGCTTGGACGCCACAGGAAACTCTGCAAGCCAGAGCGCAGGCCGACAAAGCGCCATATGAGCTATGGGTGCAGCAAGGCTGGCTCAATGCCACTCCGGGCAAACGTGTCCGATATGACTTTGTTGCGGCACGACTGCAGAAGCTTGACCAGCAGTTTGAAATCAAAGCCATTGCTTACGACCGCTACGCTTACGACAAGTTTCGCGAAGAGGTGGATGCGCTCGGCATTGAAGTCGATCATGTTGCACATCCACAGGGCGGCAAGGTCAGGGCTAAACCCGAGCCAGCCAAGGTTGAAGCCGCAAAGGCTGCTGGCCTCCCAGCGCCGCAAGGCTTGTGGATGCCGGGCTCGGTGCTGGCGCTAGAAGACATGATCATCGACGGGCGCATTCGCTTGAGGCGAAACCCGGTGCTGATGACAGCACTCATGGGCGCCACGTTCGATCACGACCCGCAAGAAAACCGATGGTTTGTGAAAACCAAAGCTTCGGTTCGCATCGATGCGGCCGTTGCTTTGGCAATGGCTATTGGTGCTGCGATGGACACCCCGATTGAGCCAGAAGAAAACCTCGATGACTTTATCAATAACATGGTCGTCATCGCCTAACTCACGACGGAGCGAATATGGGCTTCATTGATCGATGGGTCGGAAAGCCCATCAAGCTCACCGACGGCGAGTTCTGGCGAGGTTTCTTCGGCCTTGGAACTACGTCAGGTGAAACAGTCAATTACGAAAAGGCTCTTGAGCTTGATGCCGTATGGGCGTGCGTAAATCTCGTATCGAACTCTGTGAAAACGCTGCCATGTAACGTTTTTAAAGACGATGGCGTCACAATCGATCGTGAAAACGTTCTCTATGAGCTGCTTCACGATATGCCCAATCTCGACGATACAGCGTCTGATTTTTGGGCGATGGTGGCGATGTGCCTTTGTCTTGACGGCAACTTTTTCGCCGAAAAGAAGATGAACGGCGGCAGGCTTACTGCTTTGAACCCGTTTCATCCGCTCGCCATTAAAGTCTGCCGAGACGATCGGAACAATCGCTATTACGAAGTGACTGAAACGTCTAAGGGCAAGTCAGGCACGATCCGACGTATCAGCGAAGACAAGATGTTTCACGTTCGCGGGATGGTAATTCCCGGCTGTGATCGCGGTCTTTCGCCAATTGGCGTGGTCAGGAACACTGTCGGCAATGCGCTTGCGGGTGAAAAGACCGCGGGTAAGATGTTTGCCAATGGCATGCAGGTTGCGGGCGTTCTTTCATCTGACCAGATCCTAAAACCAGAGCAGCGTAAACAGCTCGGTGAGGTGCTTGGTCAGTTTGCCGGGTCTGATAAGGCCGGTAAGATTGCTGTTCTAGAAGCTGGGCTTAAATACCAGCAGCTGACGATCAATCCTCAAGACGCACAGATGCTGGAAACGCGCCAGTTTAGCGTTGAGCAGATCTGCCGTATCTTTGGTGTTCCGCCTGTCATGATCGGTCATGCCTCAAACGGTACGACGACGTGGGGAAGCGGGATCGAACAACTGATCCTTCAGTTCACCAAGACTTGCCTCACTCCGTTGCTGCGCAGCATTGAATCGGCAGTATATCGCGATTTGCTCGATGCAAAGACGCGCAAAACGACTGTCGTGAAATTTAATATGGAAGGCTTGCTGAGAGGCGATAGCCAGGCTCGCGCTGAATTCCTTCAACGGATGGTTCAGAACGGCATTTATACGCCGAATGAGGCCAGAAGTTACGAAAACAAAGCGTCGAAGCCTGGCGGTGACGAGCTCATCGTCAACGGAACAATGCAACCTTTGCACGGCATCGGCCACAACGGCGGGCCATCGCTTGATGACGCGCCCGAAACGCGCGCTGCTTAAGGATACTTTATGAAATTCGAACACATTTTGACAGCCTTTGAGGCTGAGCCGTGGGCGATTCAGCGCGAAAAACTTGCAGTTCTTGCGGATGTTATCGCAGCGCGTGCTGCCGGCGATAAGTTTGTGACGTCTGAATTTGCTGCCGCTGTTTCTGATGCTCGGGCGAAAGAGATCGCTGAAACCGACGGTAAGGTTGCAGTTATCCCTGTTTACGGGGTGCTATCTGACCGTATGGACATGTTTTCTGCGATGAGCGGCGGCACTTCATATGCAGGCATCAAGCGGCAGCTTCACAAGGCGCTGTCTAATGATGATGTGAAGGCCGTGGTGCTTGATGTTGATAGCCCTGGCGGTTCCGTTCCCGGTACGGATGAATTGGCAACGGAGATCCGCAAACTTCGCGGAGGCGACAAGCCGATCATCGCGCAGGTCAACAGTCTCGCTGCAAGTGCCGCATACTGGTTGGCTTCATCCGCTGACGAAATCGTTGTGACGCCTTCCGGCCGAGCAGGTTCAATCGGTGTCTACACAGCGCATGACGATATTTCCGCTGCATTGGATAAGGCGGGCGTCAAGCGGACGTATATTTCCGCTGGCAAGCATAAGGTTGAAGGCAACGAAACTGAGCCGCTTGGCAAGGAAACGCTGGCTTATATTCAGGAAAGCGTGAATCGCTCGTATGAACGCTTCCTAACGAGCGTTGCCGAAGGTCGCGGCATCACCAAAGCGCGCGTCGAAGCCGACTTCGGTCAGGGGCGGGTTTTCTACTCTGAAAAGCTCATTGAGCTGGGTATGGCCGATCGTGTCGCAACGCTTGATGAGACATTGGCCCGCTTTGGTGCCGATACCGAACCAACATATGTGCGCCGGGTGAAAGCATCTAATGCCGCAAAGGCAGATGCAGCCACGCTTCTTGCCTCGAAAATGGCAACAGGCGAACAGATTACCAAACGCGAATTCGAGAATGGTTTGAAGGGTCTTCTAAACCTGTCGAATTCTGAGGCAGAGCGGGCCGCTCGGCTCTACCTCAAGGAAGGTCAGGGGGCTCCTGACGTCGAGACGGATGCTGCTGCTTTGGCAGCCCTAAACCGGCTTTTGGCCGAAGCAAACACACCACTCATCAAAATCTAAGGAGCCACACATGGCTGATAATGTACTTGCCGATAAGATCGGCGAGCTTGGTACTTCGCTTGCCTCCATCAAGGAACAGGTCGGCAATCTTGCGGTAGACTTTACGTCGAAACTTGCTGCAAACGGCGAGGTTTCTGCCGAGCTCAAGGAAAAGACCGATAAGGCTCTGTCTGAACTCGGCGACATGACCACACGCCTTGGCGACCTTGAAAAGCGTGCCGCCCGCGAAAAGGAAGAAGGCGCGAACGAACAGAAGTCGCTTGGCGATCTGGTTATCGACTCTGCTGATTATAAGGCGGGTATGCTGACAGGTTCGTCTCGCGGTTCGATCAAGGTGACAGCAGATCGCGCTGCAATCACTTCGGCCAACACTACGGTCGGCGCTGGTCGCAGTCAGGGTACGTCTCTCGTACCGGGTGCACGCGTGCCGGGTATCTTCGGTCTGCCAGAGCGCACTCTGACAATCCGCGATCTTGTGCTGCCGGGCCAGACTTCTTCGAGCTCTATCGAGTACGTGAAGGAAACCGGTTACACGAACAATGCAGCCCCTGTCGCTGAAACGACTGCGAAGCCATATTCGGACCTGACGTTCGACATGACTTCTGCGCCGGTTCGCACGATTGCGCATCTGTTCAAGGCTTCGCGCCAGATCCTGGATGATGCACCTGCACTTCGATCCTATATCGATGGCCGCGCTCGTTACGGTCTGCGCTTTGCGGAGGAAAACCAGCTGCTCAATGGATCTGGCACCGGTCAGAACATTCACGGTCTGGTTCCGCAGGCATCGGCTTTTAGCCCAGCCTTCACTTTGCCAGGCGCGACCGGTATTGACCGCCTTCGTCTCGCAATCCTTCAGGTTGTTCTTGCTGAGTATCCGGCTACAGCTTTTGTCCTCAACCCAATTGATTGGACGAAGATTGAGCTGACCAAAGATGCCGGTGGCAATTACATCATCGGCAATCCGCAGGGCTCACTGACGCCAACTCTCTGGAACCTGCCAGTGGTTTCGACGCAGGCTATGGCTGCAGGTGAATTCCTTACTGGTGCGTTCAGCTTCGCGGCACAGATCTTCGATCGTCTCGATATCGAAGTGCTGCTGTCGAGCGAGAATGTCGATGACTTCGAAAAGAATATGTTCACGATCCGCGCGGAAGAGCGACTGGCGTTCGCCGTCTATCGTCCAGAGTCGTTCGTAACCGGCGACGTCGAAGGCGCTTAATTGGGGTGGGGAGCTTCGGCTCCCCTTTTCCAAATTGGAGAGACAATGACAGATTTTCTAGAAGTCAAAGCCCTGAAGACCTTTGCTCTCGGCAAAGAGCTGAAAACCCGCAAGAGCCCATCTTTCAAAGTTGAAGCGGGCGAAGCTCGACAGTTGGAAGCGCAGGGACTTGTTTCTCTGGGCAGCAAGACTGACGTAATTAAGGAAGCGGACGGCGGCGCGCCAGATAATGGCACCAAGCCCAAGCAGAAGGCGAAATCAGATGGCAGTATCGACAAAGACGCGTAAGAGGCGGGTAGCCAGCTACATCGGCGCTGGGGTCGTTATTCCAAATCCTCAGCCCGAACCGGAGCCGGAAGTGCCACCTGAAGGTGGTGGCGATGGCTCTGATTGATCTTGCTATATTTAAGCGTCACCTACGCGTTTTTCACGACGACGAAGACGACGAGCTAACGCTGTATTTGGTGGCCGCGGAAACTGTGGTCACTGAATACCTCAATCGAGAGGTCGTAGCGGCGGGTCAAACTACGTCACTACCTGATGGCATCGTCATTAATCCCGCTATTTCGGCGGCCATTCTTCTTGTCGGTGCAGACCTTTACGAAAATCGCGAGCCTGAAACGGCATCTAGCGGAGACGCAGTGCTACCTCGGCATGTTCGTGCGCTGCTTTCAGCGTACCGAGTTTGGCGCATTGAAGAAGAGGTGTCCTAATGCCCCACGTCCGCTTCTCAGAAGACTTCGACTGGAAGCCTCTCCCGCAAGTCACGATTGCTTATAAGGCTGGCTGGTCTGGCCTTGTAACTTCGCCTTGCGCAAATGCTGCAATCGAACGAAGCAAGGCTGTTCGCCTGAAAACTCCGAGAAAAGGTGAGAAGGATGGCGACACGTAAAGGCGCAGGTGCGCTCAACAACATCGTCGTCTTTCAGCAGCGTGAAGCGGTGAGGGACGAGGGCGGCGGCACTAGCCAGGATTGGGTCGACAAGTTCGAAACCGCCGCTCGTTTGCAGCCCCGCCTCGGTTCCGAAACGGACATCGCCGCTCGTACGCAAGGTATCCAGCCTTATACGCTTGTTGTTCGCAGTGAACCGCGAACGCGAGGCGTCACGCCGTCATGGCGCGCGAGAAACAAGCGAACTGGCGTTCTTTACGAGATCCAGTCATGCGCTAACCCCGACGAGGTTAATCAGTATATCGAAATGCGCGCGGTCGTGCAGGGCGGCGGCTGATGGCTATCGGTGCTCGTATTCTGGGGCTTGCTAAACTCGAACAGAAATTCAAACGCTTGCCGCAAGTCGCTCGCGACATGGTTCGCGGTGCTATGGAGCAGGGCGCCGACGATATCGTCGACATGATGAAACGTCGTGTTGCTGAAGATGACGGAGCACTACGGGAAAGCATCGGCTGGACGTGGGGTAAAGCTCCAAAAGGCAGCATGGTGATCGCGACAGTCGAAGCCAGCCTTGCAGCTGATTGGACAATCACGATCTTTGCAGGAAACAAAGAAGCTTACTACGCGCGCTGGGTTGAGTTTGGCACGGTAGGCTTTGCCAATAAAGGCATGTTTCCAGGCACAAAGAACCCCGGTCAGGGAAAGCAACCATTCTTCTACGTGACGTGGCGAGCCAAAGACAAAGAAACAAAACGCCGTATTCGTCGAGCCATCACCAAAGCAGCAAAAACAGTAGCCGCAGGAGGCTGATGGATGGACCCTGTATGGGAACTTCAAACCGCGATCTATGCGCGGTTATCGCAGAATGCTGCGCTGACAACGCTAATGGGCGCGGACAAGGTCTATGACAATCCTCCCGCAGATCCGAATGGCAACATACCGGCCGCAACTTATCCGTATGTTTCATTCGGCAGCGCTTCGTCTTCTGATGACAGTGCCGATTGCGTTGATGCGGTTGACGTCACTTTTCAAATTAATTGCTGGTCGTCTCTGCCAAGCCAGAAACAGGTTCGGCAAATCGCTGACGCCGTCACCAAGGCGCTTAGACGATGGGAGCCGCCGCTCGCAATGAACGCGCTGGTCACCTTCGATTATTGGCGGACTGACTATATCCGCGCTCCCGGCATCAATCAGGCTTCGATCCAATACACGGCCGTCATTGAGACGCCGTAGCCCGCACAGCCGGATTTCACCACTCATTTTCTTTTAAGGTCGCCATAGGCGGCCTTTTTTGTTGGAGGCCGCATTGGCTCAAGCAACAACTATCAAGGGCGGCAAATTCCGCGTCCTTATCGGCAACGATGCCGACCCAATTGTCTACGAAAACCCATGCGGCTTCACGCAACGGTCTATTACAATCAACAAGGGCCTCGAAGAGGTCAATGTTCCGGACTGTACCGATCCTGATAAGGTCGATTGGGTCGGGCGCGATGCAACCAGCCTTTCGATGAGTATCAGTGGTGAAGGCGTACTTGCGGCAGAAAGCGTAGATGTTTGGCTAGATGCGGTCGACAGTCTCGAATCCATTCCAGTTAAGGTAGAGTGGGAATTTCCTGCAAAAACCATTACGTGGACCGGCTTCATGCATGTTGAAAGCATTGAGGCGGGCGCAACCAACGGCCAGCGCGCAACGCTAAATGTCAGTTTGCAGTCCGACGGTGTTATGGTTCGTACGTCTACCCCGGCTACACCATAATGAGCCGTGACGCATCAATCGAGCTAACCTGGGCGGATGATGACTACACCTTCCGTCTTGGATGGAGCGAACTCGAAGCACTTCAGGAGGCCTGCGATGCGGGCCCCTGGGTTATTCTTGAGCGGCTTCACAATAAGCAATGCCGGTCTGGTGAGATTGCTGATGTTATCAGGCAGGGGCTCATCGGTGGCGGTTTGAAGCCGCCTGAAGCCACAAAGCTGGTTCAGAGATACGTCAAGGAGCGTGTGTCTGATTTGGCTGAGAATCTCTTGTTTGCGATAGCGATTTTGCAAACCGCCCTTCAGGGAGCGCCCGACGAGCCGGTGGGGGAGCCGGTGGGGGAGCCGGGGGCGGCAAGTCAGGAGGGGAACAACTCGACAGTCTCCCCAATGGAAAGATCAGATTTGCCGCAATCTACGGAAACGGTGCAGTTCTAGGATTTACGCCGCAAGACGTTGGCAAAATGTCGATGTGGCAATACATGGCTGCGCTTGATGGTTACATCAAAGCGAATACGCCAGACGAGCCCGGTAAGCTTTCAGAAACCGAGAAAGATGATCTTTGGGATTGGATTAAGGCTGGGTGATGCTGGCTTTACCAATACTTTACGCCGATGTTCTTATCATGCCAAGGCCGTCCAACTGTGTAGTTTAGACACCGATCAACTTCACCTCGGGCTTTCGCAAAGCTATCAGCGCGACCGTCTGGACTGCCTTTCTTCCAAGAATTCAGGGCTTTTACCCAAACATCGCAATCTAACTCGTAGTCCCTAAGCGCTTGCTCTGCGCTAGCTGAACGCGCTGCGGCAACATACTGCGCAGCACGATACTCATTCCAAAAATAGTACCCGACGAACGCGATAACCGCGATGCAGGCCGCGCCGACCAACACTTTCATCCACATCCCCAAGCTCGCGTGACTGCGAGCTTTTTTCTTATCAGGACATCGTTGAGTATGGCAAGAATAGACCTCGAAAGTCTGGTTATCCAGCTTTCTGCTGACTTCAAACAGCTTGAAAAGGGACTTGCCCGCGCAGAAGGCGTGTCCAACCGGCAGTTTAACGCGATAGTCCGTAATGCGCGTCAAATGAATAAGAAGCTAGATGGTATTTTCGCTAACAGTTTCCGAGGACTCTCGGCGCCGCTAGCCGGAATAGGCGCCGCGTTGGGTGTCGATCAGCTTCGCAAGATGACTGATACGTGGACGGATATGACGTCCCGCGTCAACCTTGCCGCAGGATCGATCGATAAGGGCACGGAGGTGATGGGGCGTCTCGGTGAGATGGCGCGCCGTACCTATTCGGATCTTTCACAGACTGCTGAAAGCTATCTTTCTAATGCAACAGCCCTTCGTGAGCTCGGCTACAATACTGATGAATCTCTGAACTACACCGAGGCTTTAAACAACGCTCTCGTTGTGTCAGGCGCTAAAGGTGATCGAGCAGCGCGAGTTATCGATGCTCTCGCCAAAGCTATGGCTACCGGCAAGTTGCAAGGCGATAACCTCAATACGGTGATTGAATCCGGCGGCCGCGTTGCGGAAGCGTTGGCAGCTGGTCTTGATACGACAGTTGGCGGCCTGCGCAAGCTTGGTTCGCAGGGCAAGATCACGGGCAACGACATTGTTCGCGGCCTATCGAGCCAGATGGAAACGCTGCGTCAGGAAGCGGCCGACATGCCAGCGACGATCGGCGACGGCTTTACGCTGCTGAATAATGCTCTGCTTCAGTATGTTGGCAATGCTGACAGCGCAGCTGGCGTATCTGCGAAGATTTCCGAAGCATTGGTCATGATTGCCGACAACTTCGACAAGGTCGCAGATGGCGCTTTGCAGGTTGCAGCAGTAATTGCGGGTGCCCTGGTTGGTAGGTCGCTCCTTGGCATGATCCGTACGCTCGGAACCGCTGGCGTGGCTCTTGGCCAGTTCAGGCAAGCTTTAGCCGCAGCAAGCACAATGGGCGGTTTGGCTACAGCCTTCGGTGGCCTTGGTGCCGCTGCTGGCCCTGTAGGCATGGTCATTGGTGGCGCGGTTGTTTCGTCGCTTATTCTCTACAATTCAACAGTCGGTGAATCGAGTCAGGGAGCCACGCTCTTTGCAGAGCGGCTAAAGAAGGTTGAAGAGGCCGCTAAGTCATCAGGCAATGCCGTTGAACAGGCTGGCCGACAGAATGATGCCTACACCCAGAACTCACTAAGCAAAGAAGTTGAGGCTTCCGTCGTCGCGCTTGATGACGCTCGTGAAGCTGCGGTCAACATGTTGGCCTCTTTTGCTCAAGTTTCGTCGATGAGCCTCATCACTCCCGAGCAGTACGCTGAATTGGCTCGTCTTCGTGATGGAGTAAACGAAGGCACTGTTTCGGCAGAAGACGCCAAACAATCGTTGTTCGCTATGGCGAACGCTGATTACAACTTTCAGGAAGTTGCGGACGCAATTGGCCCGATACTTGATCGGCTTGCTATGGTGTCAACTGCCGCTCGCGGTGCTGCAGCTGATCTGGCCGCGGTAACTGGTGCGCGTGCAGTCATCGAAGATCGCTCAACCCGTTCGGCTAAAGATCCATACATCATGCAGCGCGAAGCTGCGAATGAGTATGAAAGCGACCAGCTTCGCCTTGCTGCTCTCAGCAAGAAAGAACACACGCTCGAAATAGAGCGGCAGAAAGTGCGAAATGCTGCCACAAAGGACGGCATCGCGCTTACAGAGAAACAAATCGATGCAATTGCACGCGCGAATGTTGCCGCGCAGGAAAGCCGAACTGCCGAAGGCAAGAAGCCGAAGAAAGAAAAAAAGACACCGGCTGAAAAATTCGACACGACAGTTCAGGACGCTAACGACCGCACAGCTGCACTTGTCGCCGAAACTGAAGCTCTTCGCCAAATTAACCCGTTGATTGATGATTACGGGTTTGCAGCTGAAAAGGCGCGCACAGAACAGGAGTTACTCAATGCAGCTCAAAAGGCTGGTATTGCCATCACTCCTGAACTCCGTTCGCAGATTGCACAAACTGCCCAACAGTGGGCTCTCGCTACCGCTGAGGCCAATAAGCTTAACGAAGCGCAAGGCCAGTTAAAGCAGAAGTCCGAAGAATGGCGTAGCACAGAGCTTGACGCCTTCAAGGGGCTGGTTACTGACCTAGCATCTGGAAAAGATGCTGTTGAGGCTCTGACTGATGCGGTTCAAAAGCTGATCGATAAGCTTCTAGACATGACATTGAACAATCTTTTTGACGGGCTGTTCGGGAAGTCAGGCAGTCTGTTCGGTGGATTTATGGGGTTCAAAGACGGTGGGCTGCCAAAGTTCGCCAACGGAACTCCATCGCGCCCCGGTCCCGGCCTTATTCGTGGACGTGGTACCGGCAGAAGCGACAGCATCCTTGCGAGAGTGTCGAACAGAGAGTTCATTACTAATGCTCGTTCAACGGCCAAATATCGCGGTCTTCTGGAGGCAATCAATGAAGATCGTTTGCCGGCCTTTGCGACTGGCACGCCAAGTCTGCGTGCCCCATCAATGCCAATACTGAGCGCTCCTCAAAAAGCGGGAGCCGCTGGCCCAATGCGTGTGGACGTTGTGACCCGGTTCGAGAATGACGGAAACTTCCATTCGTATGTTGAGAAAGTGTCTCAAAGCACAAGTTCTCGCACAGTCAAAGCATACGACAAGTCAGGCCCAATGCGTTTTGCGAGGGACAGTAAGAAGGCGGCCAATTGGGGGTTAGTACGATGATTGATCTTCTCTCAACCGTCCGCTTTGTGCCGTCTTATCCCATGCTTAATAACCCGACCAGTCAGACGAAGTTTGGTGGTCGGTTGCTGTCGACGGTTGAATTCGTCGATCCGTATCGCACTGTGGATATGGAAACTTTGCCGATGAAGGCCAGCGAGGCGGTTCAGCTTCAGGCCTTCATTGCAGCTGCCAAAGGCGGCATGGAAACGATAGTCTATCGTCCGAAGCATATCTGTATTCCGCGAGCCTATTGGGGTGATCCGAACAACACACACATCACAGGCACCGCATCTCGCGGGACTGTGACCGGAGGCTATACAGTACAGCTTACCGGCGTTGTGCCGGGCTTGCAGTTGATGGACGGCGATATGTTCTCACTCAAGAGTGGAGACTATCGCCAGTTCTTGCAGGTCAGTTATGGCGGTGGTGCTACGGCTGTCAGTACCACGATCACGGTTAAGGTGGATCAGCCGATAGCGTCTTATATCGCGAGCGGCGCAACGGCTCGTTTCAAGCAGCCGGAGATGAATGCAAGATTAGTGAAAGACAGCTTTCAAATGTCGAAAGGTCCGCGACCGACTGCATCTTTCCAGCTGATCGAGGTGCCGAGATAATGGCTTTCCCAACCCGCCTACAGCAATTGCTGGAAGAGGGGCGCATTGTTGTGCGCTCACTCGGCGAATTCCAGTTCGGCACTGGCTTTTGGTACATGTGGAATGGATCTTCTGAGTTCACATGGAACGGCAACAAGTACACTCCAAACCAACTGATTGCGATTGAAGAGCCAGCTGAGCAGATGGGCGCTGAAGCTCTGCCGATCACCATCACCATGCCGACGGCAGCGGATTACGGTGTGACGCCTGATAAGCTCGCACAAATTGAGAGCGTCGATTACAAAGGCCGCACTGTCATTCTGTCAGATGCTTACTTCGATCCAGACACGCGCGAACTGCTGCACGTCGAGCCGATGTATCGAGGTTTTATAGACACTATCGATCACGAAACCGATGGCGGCGAAATGGTTCTCCGCGCAACAGTTTTTACGTCAGCATTGGAAAACCACCGCGACGGTTATCGCACCGCCTCGCACGAAGATCAGCAGCTCATTTCACCGGGCGACAAGTTCTTCGAATATGCCTCAGTGGTGAAGCGAGAGAATTTCCACATCACAGCACCGTAAGGATCGCCATGCGACATCCGGAATGGGAAAAACGCCTCGTGGCTGTCACGGAGGCGCACATAAACACGCCTTTGGTCTGGGGAAAGTCCGATTGTCTTCTCACCACATCCGACGCGATTGAAGCTGTTATCGGCACAGATCCCGCATCTGAAGTGCGCGGCAAATACAAAAGCCGCGCAGGTGCTTATCGACTGATCAAGCAGCAGGGCTTTGCCAGCTTAAGCGCCGTCTTGGCCGACCGATTTGAGGAAACGCCTGTTGCGATGGCCCAGCGCGGTGACGTCGGCATTTTCGAGAAAACTGTCGGGTACTTCTGTGAATACGGCTTCGCTGTGAAAGGCGAGGACGGTTTGCGCTTCCTGCCACGCACAATGGCCGAGAGGGCCTTCAAGGTTTCCTGATGTTTTACATTCTGGCGATTTTATTCGCACTGCTGGCATCGCCTGCGGCGGCGGACCCTGTTTCTATTGTGACAGGGCTCGTTGGCCTTGGCTCGTGGCTCTTCGGCGGTACAGTCCTTGCAAACATTGTGCTTGGCGGACTTCTTGTCGCTGCAAAGTACGCGCTCACGTCGATCTTTCAGCAGATGCCCAAGTCTTCGGCTTCTGCCACAGAAACTAAATATGGTGAAAATCTCGTCCGTGAGGTCGGCCTCGGCGTATTTGGCACAATGGGGCATCACGTCTATCGCAATGCATTCGGTAAGGGCAACCGAATGGTGCAGGACGTGTTCAAGCTTTCTGACTTCCGCTGTGTTGAGCTTTTGCGCGTGCAGATGGATGGCGAGTGGAAGAGCTTAACCACTGACGACATTGCATATGGGAGGAAAGTGCTCGGTGTCCACGAAGGCGGCGAAGTCTGGGTTCGCTTCTATCAGGGCACCATGGATCAGGCCGCTGATTATAATCTGGTAGCTGATGCCAATCCGCCTGGACGCTGGACTTCTGCTCATCGTGGGGCTGGTATTTGCTACGTCGTGGTGACGTCACGCATGGAGGCCGATAATCTCACGTCTCCTCCGAGCCTTATGTTCGAAGTCCGCGGCGCTGCATTATATGACCCGCGCTTCGATACCAGTGTCGGTGGATCGGGGACACAGCGCAGGAATAATCAGGATAGCTGGGCTTTCTCCGATAATCCCGCTGTCATGATGTATAACCTCGAATTGGGCATCTACAACGGGACTGAAAAGATTGTTGGCCGAGGCGTTGCGCAGAGCCGTTTGCCTTTGTCTGAATGGTTCACCGCGATGAATATCTGCGATGAAGTCATGCCAGACGGCAGCAAGCGTTATGCAGCGGCATTGATTGCGTCATCTGGTGACGGCGTTACGCACGAAACCAATATGACGCCATTGCGCGAAGCTTGTGCAGGCTCTTGGATTGAAGGCGTGACAGGTGAGTATCCAATCGTAGGCGCTAATCAGGCCGTTGTTGCGACGATCACTGATGATGACATTGCGTGGGAGAAATCTTTCCAGCTGTCGTTGACGCGCACTCGGACTGAACTCGTCAACACCGTTGCGGCTTCGTATGTCAGTCCAGAATTGTTTTATGAAACTACATCGCTTACCACGCGCGTTGATGCTGCTGCATTGGCTCAGGATCGCGAGCGACTGGCTTCCAAGGTGGATTACACTGCCGTCACTGATCCGCGTGTAGGCGACCGTCTGGCAGATATTGCTATCCGGGCCTCACGCTATCAGGCTAACGGCAACTTCACCGTTCATCCGAAATTCCTCGGATTGCAGGTTGGTCAGTGGGTTCAATGGGTATCAGCGCGCTATAACCGCACGATCAAGTTTCAGGTTCATTCGAAAGCCCTTGGCGCAATGGGCAGCGACAGTGTTCGCGATGTTTCCATCTCGTGGCAGGAGGTTGGAGACGGTATCTTTGATCCGACTGCGTATGCAACAAATCCGCCAGTGCCGACACCGAACGGCCAGCCGGACTATCAGGCTCAGTTGTCCAACTTCAACGCTATTCCTAACAAGGTTATTGGCGATGATGGCCAAGAATATCCCGGCATTCGGTTGTTCTGGGACGCAATAGACGACATAACTGTTGAAGGCGTTGATATCCAGTACTGGCCAGAGAATGACCCCGAACAGGTATTTACGGCTTACGTACCTCGTGATGTGACTGTATTTCAGATCGTGAATGGACTGACCAGCAAGTCGGAATGGAATGTTCGCTATCGCCTCAAGGTAGCGTCAGGAACGCGTCCTGTGGTTTGGTCTGATCCCGTGTTGGTTCTCACACAAGAAACCACAAGCGACGACAGTCCGGTCGATTATGGGCGTTTGGATGATGATCTTTCGGGGGCGATCAACTGGATAACCGATGGCATGCGCGAGCTGAAACGGCAAGCGCAGGAACTTGCAACCAGCACAGCTGACAATCATAACAGCAATTATGCTGATATGCAGCAGATCCGACGCCAACTTACGAGCACGTTTGGAACAGCTAAAGCATCATGGCAGGAAGATATCCTTGTCGCGACCGGACCAAACAGCGCCATCGGACAGCAGCTAACGCAGATCAATGTAAGCCTTGGCACGAAGGCCGACGCGAGCACTGTTGTACTTCTTCAAAGCCGCGTTGATGGCGTTGAAGGCGATATGACCGCGATTTCGAATGCTCTGACCGAGGTCAATGCATCGGTCGATGGGACTGTCGCTAACGCAACATGGCGCATGACGGCAACGTCAGGGAGCGGTGGGGCATCAACGAAAATCTCTGCATTCGCCCGCGTTGGCACTGCTGATAGTTGGAAAGAGGCAGGCTGGTTCGTCAATGTGACCACAACAGGCAGCCAGTTTGTGGTGATTTCTAATCAGTTTGCTATCGCAAATCCCGGCGCAAGCGGTGGGTATACGTATCCGTTTGTTGTTCAGAATGACGAGGTTTACGCCATGAACATGCGGCTTGGTACACTGAAATTCGACAGGCTTTTGTCGAACAACAGCAAGCTGGATATTCGCGGAGACGGCACCAACGCTTACATCAGGATTTTCGTCTAATGGTCAATTGGTACGCGGGCTGGAAGCCGGGTGTCGGACCCGTGATGAAAATCATGAAGTTCGACGGTGACGACCCGCTGTCTGTAGCGAATAGCGCGTTTAGCCGGTTCTATTTCAATTCTGAGGCAAGCAACCTTTCTTACGTGTTTGGTCATTTCCAATTGCCTCAGACACTGAACAAATCGAACTATCCGGGTAGCTATGATCCGGGTAGTTTCTACGGCTTGCAGACAGGGGCTATGACCGATCAGTGGGTTATGAAAAGCTCATATACCACCGCAGGCGCGAACACGGCTCGGTATGACATTTATGGTCTTATCGGAAGAATGCCTGATATCCAGAGCACAATCCCGTTTGCAGAGATGAAGTTCATCTCTGGTGATGGAACGGCTCGCATTCTCTATAATTTCAAGCCAAGCACGTCATCGGCTTACTATTTCTCAGTGACCAACTACGGCGTTACTTGCTATTCGTATGAAACTCAGCCGACCGGCCTTGGCTATCGACGCATACCAAGCCAGTTCGGATATCAGGGCTGGTGCATTCGACCATCAAACCAGTCAGCTGGATTTGAAGCTTTCCTTTCAGGTGATTGGGATTTTGTCACAACGATGATTTGGGATTTGCCGTGCAACAACGTGGCGATCCCGACACCGAATGGCACGCCAACATCTGGTCAACTTGCCTTTGCTTTGGAGCCGACGCGCGCAAAGATGGCAAGGCCGGGCTTTAGCGTCGACACGGCAACCGGACGCCAGTTGATCATGGACAGCAACCGCACGCCGGTTAAGTGTGTAATGATGGGAGAAACGCCGGCTATTGAGCCAGGTGGGTCGTACTTCGTCGCCAAGCCAGCTTCAATTGACTTCGATCTTTCGCCGTCGATGGTCTGTGACACGATCTGCAGCTTGAATGGCTGGGGCTTTGCTATTCCGCCTGTGAACTTGAATTCGGGCCTGAATGAGGAGCGAACGGATGCGTTTTACAAGGTGGAGCCGGGTGGTATTCGGTTCTTCGTGACTGGAACACACTCCGTTGCTATTCGCTTCATGCTCTACGCAACGGGTTTGCAGGGTTATACGAGCGGTGGCAATCAGGTCGTTAGAAAGCTCGGCAATGAGCATTTTCAGATCAAACGACCGGGTTCGAGCGACACGGTACCCGGTTACAACGATATTCTGATCGATACACGTTTCAGCGCTGTCACGGTACTTGCTGAGGGTTATATCCCGGCCGCGAATTTCAGTTCGGCCAATCAGGTAAACTGGCGCTACGGCAATATTGGCGCTCGTATCAACTTCGACAGTCAGGGAATGTTCGTGTTCCCAAAGGTCATTGTCGAGTTTGGTGACATGTTCAGGCAGGGCAACCACGCGATGTATGTTTCACCGGGGAGCGGCGCCGTTGAGGTGCTTCGCCAGTCAATGGCGACCGTTGTTAACTCTGACCATTGCGTCGTTCACATATCGCCGGGAAACAGCGCGGGACCGGGTGTAACCGGCTTCCCTGATCCTGTTGGCGTTCGCTACTACATCCTCGGAGCTGCAACGCTCTAACAATCCGAAAATCGGAGAATACAATGGCTGTTTTGTCAGACTATACCTCTGGCACGATTACGCTCGCCAATGGTTCAACGGCTGTCACCGGCACAGGTACGCTGTTTGATGTGGCGAAGTTCCGTGAAGGCGACACGCTTCAAATCCAGAACCTGACGGCTGTTATCGCCAACGTGAATAGCAATACCTCACTGACGTTGACTGCACCATGGACCGGTACGTCGTTAACAAACGCGCCTTATCGTGCGCGGTATTTGCCAGACGGCGCTCGTGTGACTGCTCAAGCGACAACACTCATCGAGCTACTTGGGAATGGCGTTTTGTCCAGCCTCGCTGAGATTGGCGTTGAGGAAGGCAAGGTTCCAGTCGGTAACTCGACCGGTGGGTACGAGTTGGTCGATGCGGATGAAATTGGCATCCAAGACCCGAATGGAAGCCTTGCGAAGCTTGCTGCGATTGATCTTGGCAACCGTCAGATTTTGCAAACGGATCAGGCAGGAGCCCTGAAAACGCTAGCGTTGGCTGCAAGCAAGTTCCTGCGCACGGACGCCAACGGCGATCTAGCACTTAGTGACCTTGGTGCTGCGGCAATAGCCTTGCTGAACCTTGCGGGTACGGCGGCATCTGACAGGTTGCCTTATCTTACGAGCGCAGATGCCGCTGCACTCACAACTTTAACCGCATACGCTCGAACGGCGCTTGGCGCTGCAAATGAAGCTGCCGCTAGAACGATCATGGGCGCCAATCGACCTATGTTCTCGGCCGTGGCGTCTAGTGACGTATCAATAAGTAATGGGGCATATACTGGTGTACCGCTAAATAATGTGACGGTTAACGTTGGAAATTCTTGGAACGGAACGCGCTTTCTGTGTCCCGAGGCGGGAAATTATTTCTTTTCTTTTTCGGCTCAGTGGAACGGTGGTAACTCAAATACAGGATTTGGTACGGCTAGGATAAAAAAGAATGGTGTCGCTGTAGCCAATTTTGGCGCAAGTAAAACACTCTTTTTTGGCCCTGTAATGGTGCAGTCTGTCATTCCTTTAGCGATCGGCGATACTGTAATTTTTGAGTTCGTTTTGAATGATGCAGCGGGCGGTGGAATAGTACTGCAAGCTAACAATACAAGCTGCACAGGCTTTTTAATTAGGTGATGCAAAATGAATTACAAATTCATACAGTTTGGGCCTGAAGGTTTCCCGCTATACTACTACGACGAAAGCACATACCCGCCAGTCTTAGATGCGGCGGGCGAACCCATCGCGAAGAATTCTGATATCCCAGCCGACGCGCGCAAGGTGACTGAGCAGCAATGGGAGAATGCGCAGTCGGCAAATCTATGGCTATCAGCTGATGGCAAAATTGTAGCCCCACCGGTAGCTAAGCCTTTTGAGACGCCTGAGCCTGTAGTAACGATCCTTCCAGCCGTCATATTATGGGAGCGCACCACAGCGACTGAAGCTGCCCAGATTGAAGCGGCGATGGAAACGCAAGACCCGCGTTCTCGAAATATCTTCCGTGCAGCACAGACCTTTCGTTCCGATCACGAACTATGGCCGCTGCTTGAACAGTTGGCGATGCAGTTATTCGGTGAGCAACGAGCGGCGGAGTTGCTGGCGCCTGATGAACGATAAGCCCGTAAGGCTCATCATAAGTGTTTCATGCACGCACTCGATCACAATATTGTCAGGTAAACAAGAATATCGGTCTTGAAGATAAATCCCTAGGTTGATAAGAGCCCTGTTTTTGCGACCTAGCAGGGGTAGAGTTTTGAAAATTCTTTTAGTCACGCCAGAGGTGCCTCAACGTGGTGGTGGTGGAATCGCTACTTATTCCAATAATATGGTTAAAGCGCTGAGTGATGCAGGGCACACAATATATGTATTCAGTTGGAAGATCGTAGCAGATCAATCCACTAATAAGATCATTTCGGGAAATTCGTTCCATGTAGACATAAATGCGGGCGAACTTTGGGCAAAATTCAACTCCGGCCCTGAAACTATAGCAGCTAGCCACTTTCTTCTGGATTATATCTTAGAAGCGATCTCGCTTTGGGAACCAGATATTTTAGAAGGAACAGACTACCTTGCTCCGCTCTACGCTTATCAACTAGCTAAACGCAACGGAGCGCTTTCTCCAGGATTTGATAAGCCTGTTGTGGTCTACAATCACGGATTGCAGCGCGATATATACAGATGTGACGCAAATATCCCCTCTGAGTGGGCGCGGCAGAATATTTACACTGAACGTCTGACTCTAAAATGGGCAGACATCTGCTTGGTTCCGTCAAACTTTGCGCGTGGCACTATGCAGAGACAATGCGGCAACGTCGCAAATGCGGTTATCGTGCCCGAGCCGTACATTTTTGCTTCAAAAAAAACGTTCGACGGTACAAGGCAACGTTACACAAGTCTCGGCAGAACTAGCATTTCCAAGGGATTGGATCACAACATCCATTTTCTCAACGTCATGAACACCATTCAGCCTATAGAATCGGTCACGTTCATTGGTAAGGTGGGTGATGTACCGTTCAAAATTCAAAAGGGTGATGATTACGCTCTAAAGAGACTTAGTCCTGATCTGAGGGAAAAAATTACGATCACTGGACATGTGAGTAGAGACAAGGTGTCGGAACTAGTGTCCAATACCGAGGGCGGCTATTCTCTTAACTTCTCCCCTCAAGAAACGTTCAATTATGCATTTTTAGAAATGCTGGATTGGGGTCTCATCCCTTATTCAAAAATGGCAACCGCAATGGAAGAGTTCTTTCCTGAGCACTTAAAGCACCTATTGATTCCTCGGGACTTCGACCTTTCGAAGTTACGATCTATCCATGAGGCCGTTATATCGAATTCCGAGTATGGGGAAGAAATTCGAGACTTTGCAGAAGACAAGACTAAACTTACAGTTTTTGCAAAAAATTACGAGGAAGTTGTTTCTCCGCTGATCGGTAAAACTAGCGGAACTACTTCAATTAAAACGACATCACATGCCTCAGCCGAAGATGTTACGTTCCTGATGGCTTCTTTCAACCCAAAGGGCCTGATTTCAGATAGTATCAATAGTGTTCGCGCGCAAAGTGCTAAGGGCGCCAGTTTGATAATCGTGAGTGATGGCAGCACCAATGCCGATTCACTTAACATTCTAGACGAAATGTCAAAGCTTGACGGCGTAAAAATCGTTCACTCCGAAGCTAACGAAGGGCTTTGCGCGACAAGAAATAAGCTGATTTCATCGTGCGAAACAGATCTCGCAGTATTTGTAGATGATGATGATCTTATCAATTATAAATATCTTGAGAAAACATTAGAGACATACAATTCCAATGTAATAAATGCGAATGCAGTCCTAACCTGGAGGCGCAATTTCGGCATCAACAATAGTCTTGTTATTAATTTCAATATGGAGGATTACGAATTTCTTCTTTGGAATGATTTCCGCATGACTAGCTTGATTGAAACATCTGCACTTCGGAATGTCGGTTTTGTTGCCAGCATGAGAAACGGTGAGGCAGATGACTGGGATTTTTGGCTAAGATTCAGAGAAATGGGATATCTGGCAACAATTTTACCAGAAGATTTGTTCCGCTACCGTTATCATGAAGGAAGCATGTCTTGGCCGTGGTCCAAGGGTCAGGCTGAGCTGACCGCAGAACTTCAAAGTCGGTCTATTGTGGCAGGGTTGAAGTCGGGAAGTTTGCCGGATGATGTCATATTGGAATTGATTACATCTGCTCGATTAAACGAAATGTCAGCGGTTGAATCGACGCTGATCACCGACGATATCACGATGAGTGCGGCCGAAACTAACGCGATAAAGCGTTGGAACTTTATCCAACAAGCGAAGCACAAAAGGCCAGTCATCGGTAAGATTAGTGAGTTGATGTACAAAAGTGGGTCTTGGCTCGCTCGCAAATCAACAGGCCAGAGCGTTAATTAGAATACCATCTCTACAAGTCGATTAAATAAAGAAAACCCCGACAAGTCGGTAACCTTGCCGGGGTGGCGTCCAAAAGCGATGATCAGGACCCGTTGAACGCAGCCTATTAATTAGCAACGGCTACGCAAAAAGAAAAGCCCCAGAGGCGCTTGAAATCTCTGGGGCCAACCCCGACAGGCGGGCAAGCCTTGTACCGGGGTTTCTCACTTAGCATTCGAGCGGGGGCTGTCGTGCAGTGAATAACTAGTAGCTAGATCACAATATCGCGGCGTCAAGAGTTAGAACAATAAAGCCCCGGCTCGTGGGTAATCGTTCCGAGCCGGGGCTTATCACTGGTGCAACACGAGCAAGTGCTTCGATACAGTGAATGGTTAGGAACTAGGGCGCGTAGCGGGTTAGGCAAGATCAGATAAAAACCCCGGCCAGCGGGGGCTGAACCGGGGCCGCGCACCGGGATTGAAGCTGAGGAGCTCGGGACGGTGCGCCGGTAAATCATCTCACAACATAAGGAAAAGACAATGGCCCGACGCACAACGCGGCAGGACTACATTGTCCATCCGTATATCGCGAGAGCAACGCCCGCGATACCGCCAATCAGCGACCAACCCAGCATGCTAATGCCCATAAAGCTGTGATGTGGTTCATCGGAAATCTTTTTGAAAACAGTTGCGACTAATAGGTTCACGGCTGCGCCAGCGATTAAACCTATGCCGTTAGCGACATAAGCCGCAGGATGAAGCGCCATGCTTTGCATAAGAAGAGGGCGCAACAGAAAAGTCGCCCCCAGCATACCAGCAATCAGCACAAAAACCGAAATCATCCCGAACCCGGACCATCTAATAAGCATTGTTTAGTTACCTCAATCTTGGGGAAGATCGAGGGGTAATGCGCCCTGCCTTTCAGATCGGCAACCCAGATCCAATAAAATCCTCAAGAAATTCCTTGCTGGACCAGCAAAATTCCAAGGACAATCAAATGAACAAAACAACGTTCTTCGCGTATGCGAGGCGCGCGCCTTTTGGCGGCCGTTTGAGCCAGGCTCAGGTTGATGGCACATCGGCTATCTTGACCGAAGCCGAGCGCCGCAATCTACCCGACGAGCAGGTCGCTTATATCCTTGCAACGGTCTTTCATGAGACTGACGGCAAGATGCAGCCGGTTGTTGAAAATCTGAATTACTCGTCAGCTGCGCGCATTAGGCAGGTTTGGCCGACGCGGTTCCCAACTGTAGCCACCGCACAGCCTTATGTTCGTCAGCCTCAAAAGCTTGCAAACAAGGTCTATGGCGGTCGCATGGGTAACGACAGCGTCAACGACGGCTGGACTTATCGCGGACGAGGCCTTCCTCAGATCACTGGCGAGGACAATTACAAGAAGTTCGGCATTGCCGATGCACCTGAGAAGGCACTAGAGCTTACCACGGCAATCCGCATCCTCTTTGAAGGTATGGTGCTAGGCAAGTTCACGGGGCGCAAGCTGAGTGATTTTTTCGGGAAAGGCAAAGCAGATCCTGAAGGTGCGCGAGCTATCGTCAACGGCACCGACAAGGCCACGCTGATCGCCGGATATTACCGCAACTTCCTTGATAGCCTTATCGCTGCGCGGGAAATGAAAGCTGCTGCTCCTGATGACGCCAAGCCTGACGACGTGCCTTTGCTCAAGGATAAGACGGTACAGACCATCGTCGCAGCAGGTGGCGGTACGTTCCTGACCGGCCTTATCAGCGCTGTTTCGAACCCTTGGGCATTCCTGACGGTTGCCTTGATCGTTGTTGCCTTGGGTGGCGGTTTCTGGCTTTGGCATACAGGCAGGCTCGAGCTGAAGAGGGTGGCGGCGTGACCTTCCTCCTAGCCCTCCGCTCCAAGCTGACAGGCTACGCCGTGGCAATCGCTGCGGCGCTGGCCGTCCTTGTCGGCGCGTATCTCAAAGGGCGGTCCGACAGCAAAACAGCACAGACCGCGCGCGACGCACAATCGGCAACCAAAGCACGGAAGATAGAAAATGAAGTCAGCCGTCTTGATGACAGCGCTGTTGACGCTCGGCTTGCTAAGTGGATGCGCGACAAGCGGTAACTATTGCGACGTAGCGCGGGCGATCTATGCCAGCCATGACGACACGTCAGAAACCAAGCGCCAGATCCTGGCAGAGAACGAGAAAATGGAAAAGCTATGCAGGGCACGGCCTTGAGGTCAGTTGCCCAAAGGCTCCGTCACTCCCGGGGTTTGCTCTTTCGGCATGAACGCCCGTCTTTCTTCGTATTTCACGATGAAGACTATAGCTGCCAGTGCAACAATCACCGGCACCGCGATGCATAAAACCCGCAGAACCGCACCGAAGATTTCGCCAATCAAACTGTTCGATACCTGTCTCATGCCGCAATCATATCAGCAAAGACCTTAAGCGAACACAAAGGGGCACATTAACTATGTTTAACCTAGAGAGAAACGAAGCATGACCGGGCCTGAAATCATGGGCGTAGTCGGCTTCATCGTGATGCTGTTCGGCTTTCTGTTTGGCCTTTGGAAGTACGTCGACAGCAAGATCAATGCCGCTAGAAACGAAACGGCCGCCAAAGCCGAAGCAGCCACAGCGCTTGCCGCGCTGACGCGGCAGGAGCTGTCAGACTATAAGTTACGCGCGGCCGAAACGTTCGCCACAAAGGCCGGGATGCAGGAGCAGACCTCGCAGATCATGCGCGCCATCGAAAGCGTTGCAAACCGCATCGATGGACTGACCGAGCGCATGGATCGTGTGTTTGAGCAGAAGACTACGCGGGCGAGGGGGTAGGGCAGTAACGCGACAGGAATTAATGAGTTCGCGTAATGGATAAACACTAGCTAGGTAAAAAACATCGTGTGGCGACTTCCCGCCAGATCAAAAAAACAAGCTATCGTTTCATCTAGTGTGGATACGTCCTCCTTCTCACTAATGTTGTTTCCGTGCCCTCTTCTTTTTTGCCACTGGGGGAACAATAGTTTCTTCGTATTCCATGCGAGCTTTCCTGAGGCGCAAGGTCTTTGCAATTCGAGCATCTGTCTCGACCTTTTGAATGGAACGTGCAGTACGATCTATTCTCTCCGCGATCGTCTCTTTAATAGATGAGGTTGGCTTAAAGAGTGTCTCTTTTGTATAGGTTTGTTGCGTTTCAATGGACATAAAAGAATTCCTTTTTAAGTAAAAAAGGTCAGGCACTGCCTGACCTCTGAAGTAAACTTCTTTCAACAGTGCCAGTACATCCGTGGTCAAAGGAAAGAAGGATACTATTTATGCAGCCTGGAGGTTACCAGCCGACATCCTGCCCGACTTGTTGTCGCGTTCCAGATCGTAGCCGATTTTTTGGCCTTCGATGAGCTCGCGCATTCCGGCGCGCTCGACAGCAGATATGTGAACAAACGCATGGAGGCCACCCTGATCAGGCTGAATGAAGCCGAAGCCCTTGGTCGAATCGAACCATTTAACTGTGCCAGTGGTCATAATGAACCCTTTCATAGCAATAAAGATAGCATCAAGCATCTGCGTGACGCAAAGTGATAACGATTTTTAAAAGGGGGTTCGTTCAGGGCGCGATGCTGAACGCGCGATAAGCAAAACACATCAAGAAAATATCGATGAATATTTCATAAAGATTTATTTTGATTTTGTCAAATTATATTTATTTTTGTTATTAAAATGACAATCGTGGATAGCTTTTTTACATGTATTTATACATTATTATTTTAACAATTACGACAGGCGATCTTTGAAAAGGTATTGCCAGTCAGAGAATTAGGGACTTTCTAGCGTTATATAAGCGCAAACCTGTTGACGCCTCTTTCACTTCCACCACAATGACAAACTGCGGGCCACCAACCCACAAACCAACCAACACGAGGAGACTGTATGTCCAATGACAGACAGCGGGCGAACACGCGCCTTTCAAAACAAGAACTAGCCCGCCGTGTTGCTGCGTATCAGCAGCACGGCACGATAACGAAGGCCGCTGCGGCTTGTGGCGTCAAGAAGTCTGCATTCCACGACAGTATTAAGCGCGCTGCTGAGCTCGGGTTGATGGGCCCGAAGGAAACGCTGCCCGGTTATGCAATCAAAAGCCTGGCCGAGACACCTAACGGCACCTACATGCGCCAGACTAAAGAGGCTGGCCCTGTTTATGAAGCGACTGCCGGTTTGGCCGTTAAAGGCAAGACGACGCTCGTTAACAGCGAAGGCCGGATCGTCACGCAACACATCATGGAGCGTGCGGACGCCGACCAACAACGTGCAGCAATCACGGCAATGGTCGCCGCATTAAAAGAAGATTTGCCCCGCGTATCTATCATGCCTGCGCCAAAGGGCTGTCGCGAGGATCTGTTGAATCAGTTCACGATCACTGACAACCATTTCGGAATGATGTCGTGGCGCGAAGAAACTGGCAGCGATTACGATCTGCGGATTGCCGAGCAGCTATTGCTCGATTGGTTCTCTGCGGCTGTAGCGCAAGCGCCAGACGCTCACACGGCCATTCTGGCACAGCTCGGCGACCTTTTGCACCACGATGCGCTCGAAAGCGTCACGCCTGCCCACAAGCATGTTCTGGACGCGGATAGCCGCCTGCAGAAAGTCATTCGCATTGTGATCCGTACGATCCGCCGCATCATTGATATGCTGTTGCAGAAGCATGAGCGGGTTCATGTTGTGATGGCTTCTGGTAATCACGACCCGGCCTCGTCTGCATGGCTGCGTGAAATGCTGGCCGTTATGTACGAGAACGAGCCACGCATCACTGTCGATAATTCCCCATCGCTCTATTACGCGTTCGAGTGGGGCAGCACGATGCTTGCCTATCACCACGGGCATAAGCGAGGTGTCGGGAATATCGAGGGCACGATTGCAGGAAGGTTCCGTGGGATGTTCGGCCGCTCGCTCCAAGCCTACGTGCATATCGGACACCGACACAGCGACGATGCCAGAAAAGGCACGCTGATGTATGTCGAGCAGCATGAAACACTCGCAGCACCAGACGCTTATGCCGCGGGAGGTGGCTGGCTGTCAGGTCGATCAGCAAAACGTATTACCTACAGCAAGCAATTCGGCGAAGTCGGTCGCGATATTCTCCGTCCCGAGATGGTCGCAGGTAAGTATGCGGCGGCTAATGATAATGCGGAAAGTCAAAGCGCTGCAGCCTAACTTTCAGCCCTTCTGGGAGGCTAGATAGTCTGCAACGGCCGCTCGAATTTCAGTCTCAAGTTGATTGGTTTGTGCGAAAATTTCTTTCATGGCTAAATCTTTATTGTCGATGAACGGGGAATGCATTCTCCCGTCTAATGGTGGAGCTATTGGGCCATATTCCACGACCACCTTCTTCCCGGAGAACTGCACTGTGATGGATGCTGAGTTCCCAACGTACTTGGCATCTAATATTTGCATATCGGCCTCCCTCTTTGTTCCTCAATGTAGGCTTGGAAACCGCATCAAGACAATACCACCCACCCCGCCCACCAAGCGGCGTTTCACCGCAACACGAGGAGAGAATATGGAGTTGCACCAACTATACGGCGTAAACAGGCCGGGAGATGAATGGATCGAAGGGCCGGAAGACAAAGCCGCACGAGCCGCTGTTGAAGCTCGGCAGTTAAGAACAGGGGTTATAAGGTGCCTGCCAAAACCTCATAACGACAACCGTCAATCACTCGTCATCATCGAAACGCCTTACAGCAGCGAGGTTGATACCAACACCGCATATGCGCGGGCTTGCCTCTTAGACAGCCTGCGTCGAGGCGAGGCACCGATTGCTAGCCATTTGCTACACACACAAGTGCTGGACGATATGCAGCCCGATGAACGGTCCCTGGGGATAGAGGCAGGCCTCGCCTGGTATCGCGTGGCGACGAAATGCGTTGTTTACACTGATCGTGGTATCAGCGCCGGAATGAAGATGGGCATCGATCGAGCGATGCAGCACGATGTGGCAGTTGAGTACCGAAGCATTGAGAATAGGGCAGCGGCGTGATGGGCGAAAATATTGCAGCAATTAAACTTGAGCGTCACATCGAGGAGAGAGTTGCAGCAGCCGTCCTTGCAGAAAGGCAGCGATGTGCTGCGATAGCGATCTGCGTATTCGACGATGAGGATGCGTGGTCGGATATACATAGAATTGCAGGAGGCATTATTGCCGAAGCCATTATTGAAGGAGACACAGCATGAACCAGTTCCATGTTGGGCAAAAAGTGGTCTGCATCGATTCAGTCGTTGGCTTTGAGCAATTCATTGAGGTGAAGGAAGGCGAGATTTACGAGATCGAGTGGATCGGACCTTTCGAGCATTACATTCACGGCTCCTACATCGGCGTACGCCTCAAAGGCGTAGATCGCGGAACTTGCCCGCAGTTTGGTTACGAAAACCCGCCGTTTGCAGCAAGGCGCTTCCGACCGCTTGTGGAAGATAAGCTGTCAGCGTTGCGCGGATTGCTTGCTGGCGGGCCTCTGACAGAGAGCTTCGAAGAGCCAAAGCGTAAGGTGAGGGAGGGTGTATGACGCCAATCAAATCCGACGGCGGCTCAACTAGCTATTATGAGCTGCCCGATGGCGCGAGCGAGCTAAACGACCTTATTGAGCACAAAGGCATGTCCTTTGCGCTCGGCAACATCTTTAAGGCTTGCTATCGTTTTGGCGAGAAAGACGCAGCCAGCCGCCTTTACGATCTGAATAAGATCATATTCTTTGCCGAGAGATTGAAGGCGCTCGAACTGCGCGCCAAAAATCGCACGGCTATAATTACAACCTAAGTTGTTTTAACCACACGTTAACCCTGATAGCATTTACTAAGTTGGCTGGCTGATCCAATCCGTACCGATCCCTCCCGCCAGCGAAAACCCAAAAAAACCCGCTCAGATTATTCACTGGGCGGGTTTTTCGTATCCTTGCAATAAAATAACCCTACCGAGGCAGGTCAAATTATCAGGTTACTTTTTCGGTGGGCCAACGCGATCGAGCAACTTGTAAACGATCTCAGCACAGTCATTCATTGACTCATCCTCAGAGCATTTCACATCTACCTTGAAGCCCTTATCCTCAACTCGAATGTGTGCTGACTTTTCGGGAGGAGGCGGACCTCTGTGTGGCGGAGGTGGTGGTGGCGTGCCCGGCGCTTCTGCAGATGGAGGTGCAGGTGGCTTAGGCGGCTCCTGCGCTAGTGCAGCGCTTGAAATCATAGTGAGTGCAGCGGCAGCAATAAGAACGTTCTTCATTGCATTACTCCTAGGGGTGTTTGCGCAAGAGAAACATGCAGCCCAACTTCAAGTTCCTAGGAATATCGATCATATTTTTATGATTGAAGCCTCCAAAAAAAGCCCCGGCACGTCTCCCAACGTCACGGGGCTGCGCACGTGGGCATGACCCGTATTCCTCCACGCGGCGCGGCGATAATTTATCAAAGAGAATTATCGTTGAAAAGTGTATTTTAACTCTATTGGACCGTGCCAGAGATGCGATGCCTGAATAAAACTAACCCCGCTTCGGCGGGGCTTTTTGTTTCATACGCTTTGTTATTCCATGTCAGGGATCTCGCCAAATTGGAAAATAATGGCTGGAGGTCCATATTCACCAATATCTGGATCGGCTTCCCGGCTCCAAGCGACAATCCCTGAATGCTTTCCTTCGAGGCTAGTCGCAGCTTTCATTGCACGGCCTTCGGTCTCAAACGACATTGGATCGAATGCGGGAACGAACTCACCGTCATCATTCTTATCAAAGGCAGCAACCACGATCAGACGCGCATTAGCCATTTAGGTCACTTCCCGTCGGTATCTTTGTCGAGGTCGGAATTATCGCGGTTCGACGGTCCACCTGCTTTCTTCGAACCTTTGGCTTTGCCTGTTTTAGGTTCTACTGGGCGGACAGGGGTGTTCGTAAACTTAATTGCCATGAGTCTTTCTAATTCGTCTTCGCTTCGGATGTTCCTATAATGTTCTCATTCTGCTCGAGAGTCAATTGGCGTTAACATCGCTAAGATATCACTTAGGAAACGCGCCGATGAATGTTCGAATGGGATTATGTTCGATGCCATAGCCAGTTTTCCCGCGATTGCATATCGACTGGCCGGAATTCGAGGGGTGCAGATATCCAACTCAACAACAAAAAGCCCCGGCACGAGAGGTGTGATCGAGTGGCCGGGGCTGCGCTTCGCCTGGACCCAGCTTCCTGTCACGAAGCGCGGCAAAATTTTATCAAAATGATCTCGTTTTGGAAGAGAAAAAAGTTCATAAGTCTACACGCACATACGCAGATCACTTCTCTTTTTTCTCGACCTCATCCAGCTTTCTTAAGAGTTCATCGAACTTGTCTGCTGCATTATGCTCTGCAGCGTGAATTTCTACTAACCCAAGGCCGATTGCTCGACCTGCTTCAGTCAGATGAACGTTTTTAAGTGATTTGGTCTTTTTAGCCGCGTCAATTAGTTCTCTATGGATAGGCATCAGCATGCTTTCAGCTGGAGGGCGCGGGCTAAACGTCCAGCAAGAAGCTTTGTTCCAAACTAAAAAAATAGTTAGCTAATTAACCTGTTTTGGACCAGTTGGCGTTATCTAAGTCCGCATTCAAAAACTCATTCGCATGCTTTTCTGCAAGCCTTGCAGCTAGTTCCGCCCACTTTTCCATATCTCTAAGTCCACCATCGTACAGTTTGATGATAGTCTCTGCTAAGTGCGCTTCATCGTATTCCCTGCCGCTTTCTTCCAACATAATGGCGGCAATTGAGAAGCAACGTCTCATCGCTTCCAGTTCATCAGGGGCATACACTTTGCTGGATTGACTAAACAATGGCATCTTATCCTCCTCGGGATAGCGGAAGTCTCCTGTCCATTTTTACGAGCGAAAGTGCATACTGATACTTAAGGCGTAGCATATCAACCTTTATGTGCCTGAGTGACTAATTGCTCGGATCGGTTTGCTCCTATCAATCCCTCAAAATAGGCTTCCTTGCCCTTCCTTGTTGTCATTACTCGGCGTCAGGTCGATCAAGGCCTCATCCGGCAATGGCTTCTGCATTACTTTCGCTTCATCCCATGGCGCCCGAAGCCAGATATCTATTTCCTCAGTGGTGCGCAGAATGACCGGCATTGCCTTCGGGTGAACAGGCTTAACCACGGCGTTAGGTTCGGTGGTCAGGAAGCCGAATAGGTCGACCTCTACCGGGCCTTCTTTCTTCTTCCGTACACCCTTCCATGTCGTCCATATGCCGGCGAAAACAAAGAGCGGCTTTTCTTCGGTTAGAGCGAACCAGTGCAGCGGCTTGCGTTTGGTCTTTGGATCAGGTTCTTGCCCGTATTCGGAGAAGGATGTGGCAGGTACAACGCAACGGCTTTCAACGCCTTGCCACCGACGCCAATGGGGTGACGTGAGGTTGCGAATATTCGTCACACCGCTGTCGGCTTCACCCTTAACGTACATAGGTGGCGTCGGCATTCCCCACCGAAGATGTGCAAGCTCGTGCTCACCATCTGCCATGTTGCGCAGGACCGGGGCTGGATAGTCTGGATATACATCTAACTGCGGATCGACGCGGTTCGTCACATCTCCGAACTTCGGAAACAGACGGCGCATGGCTTCATGTGTCGTAGTGAGGTTGTAAAGATTGCACATGCGCTCCTCCTGATCTGATTAGGATAGGGCACCTTTCACTTCCGTCCAGCTAGCGCGTCTTCGCCTTGCTGCTTGTGTTCGTAGCAGAACCACAGCTGCCCAAACTTGGTTTTGTAACCGTAGGTGCCCCAAGCTTCGCATCCGTCCGCGTCACACCAATGCTCAAACCTTTTACTGCTTGTTCCAGCGACACCGCTTTCAGACTTATATCCGGACATATTTACCTCGGCGCTCGATAGACTACGAATTCGCTTTCACCCTTCATGGTGCAATCTTCACAGCGCAGCTTCCATTGATGAGTTTTGAGAAACTCATTGGGTCCGATTTTTCGGCAAATTTCACCAATGTTCAAGTCTCGAACATGACCGCATCTAGCGCAAAGGCCGCAAAGGACAGCCCAAGGTTCCAAGTCGGCGATGCAAGTGAACTCGCCAATTTTCTCATAAGACGTAGGCTTGGGCATGATGATTACCGAACGACAACTCGTTCCCAATTACCATCACCAAATGGCTTGCCGCCGTGACGCCCCATGAAGACGCTCATTCGCCTTTCCGATGGAAAACTGAATACGCAGAAGTCGATCCCCGACTTGCGTGCCATACGGTGGGGCAAGCGAGCACCAAGTCGGCCGGCATCTCGGTGAACTTCACGTCGAGCGCATTTCAGTGCGTACGCTTCTGGAAGAGCAACTTGGAATGTTTTCATCATGCGGCCCTCTTGAAAGAACTGCCACGCTGGCCGTGGGTGAGAGCAAGGCGCGAAAGCTCAATTTCACGCGCTAGGAAATCTCGGTCTTTTAAAAGCGCTTCAATGGACGCGCGAACGTCGCCCTTGTGGTAGGCTAATACCAGATCTATCTCAGCGTCGTAGTTTCCCGAAACTCCATTCATGGCGCTCTCCATCGTTGAATTGCCACCCGTCAATGTTCTTGTTGTGTTCTCTTTTTTGTGAGATGTCAATAATCCTGATTAGATTGCAGCCGTTTGTGCCATGCGGTATCATGTGACGCGATTATCAGGAGATCATTTTGGCTAAAATTAAGAAGCGTTCGTGGGAAAACGCGAGCGGAAAACACGAAGCGTGGCAGTTGGATTTCACTGACAGGCATGGGAAGCGTCATCGAGAACAGTATGCAAAGAAACGCGAAGCCGAAGCTCGTCTTTCTGATCTTGTGAGTGCGACAGGTGCCGCGACATACAAAGAAGCAGCTCAAAAGACGACCGTAGCTGACGTATGCGTTGATTATTATGAGGAGATGGAGAAGCGCAACAAACGTGGTGAAAGCGTTGTTCAGTCGTATCTCCGCACCACAAAACAGCACATCGATAATTGGATTGATCCAAAAGAGGAAAGCGCTGTTGGCTTCACCAAAGGAATCGGAACCAAAACACTGTCGGAACTGACAACGGCGGACGTTATCAAGCTCAGGAATGAAATGCGGGATACGTCAGCCGGTGTTGTCACAACACGGCGAGTTCTCGGAACGCTGAGTCGTATTCTGAAACATGGCGTCGAGACGGACAAAGTTGGCGTCAATGTCGCCAAAGGTGTTCGAGTTATTGGCAAGCGCGATGAGGCTGGAGATAAGGTAACGCCACCTTCAAAGGCAGCTCTCGCTAAGATACTTAAGAAAGCTGATGACAAATTGGCGCTACGAATCAGGTTCGCTGCTTCATCAGGCCTGCGAGCTTCCGAGCAATGGGCGCTACGTTGGGTTCATCTCGATCTGAAAAAAGGCTTCGTCTCAGTCGAAACGCGCGTGGATGCGTACGGCGAATTCGACACTACAAAATCATCTGCTGGTCGTCGCACTGTCCCAATCGGGAAGGCGATGCTTGAGCAGTTAAAAGCTTGGAAGGGGGAAACGAAGCACAGCGCGCCTGACGACTTCGTTTTCACTGACAGCAAAGGCGGCTTTGTACGTCATACCAATTTTATGAAACGCGATTGGAAGCTGACGATCGAGCTGGCAAAGGTTGAAGATATCGGCTGGCACGCTCTTCGACACTTCGCTATTTCGACTTGGATTGAGGCTGGCCTTTCACCCAAAGCGGTGCAGACATTGGCCGGTCATGCGAGCTATGCCATTACGATGAATCGCTATGGCCATCTGTTTCCTTCGGACGATCATAAAGCAGCTTTCGACAGGATTGCGGAAACACTCGCATGA